CAAATCATCAGGACTTATCTTGTCAAACAAGCTTGGCTTACCTTGATACCCCCCCCTCTATCTCTTTAAAAAGGTCAATAACATAGTCAGTTTCGCCAAATTCATTCTGAATATCATAGTCATAGGCTTCAATCCCATACTTCTTGAAAGCATTCTTAAATGTGCCTGACTGTTCAAATAAACAATGTACTGTCATCTCAAATTACCAAAAGGAAACCTCGGTTTTATGTCGCGACAACCTATTCCTTTCTTTAATTTTTAGTTAGTTGTTATATCTTTTTCTCAATGTGTTCTGTACCTTATTCATTCCCTTAATACCACCAACAATAAAAGCTATTTCTGCTCTATTTTCCGTTGCCTTTGTTTCTGCTTCCATATCGCGTAGTCCGTATTCAGTCTGAATAATTTCATTTGCAGTAATTCTTTTCAGAATTTCTTCGCATTTCTTCTTGCTTAAAATCTTCATTCTGTTTTGCTCCTTTCAACTGTTCTGCTATTTCGTCAATCTTTTCTTCTTCTAAGATTGTGAAAGCATATTCTTCCTTGATAGCTTTTATAGCGTCATCAATAGCCTCATTGTAACCAACTGAATATCCGTGTTCATACCCAGCTTTTCTATTTTCTTCTAACATTCTTGTTATAAAGCTAAAATCAGCTTTATGGTCTTTTTCATTCATCATTTTCGCCCGCTTTCAATAAATTCTTACTCTCTGTATTTGAATTATTAGCCTTATGCACACATTCCTCACAAAGCTCGCTGTTTTCGTAGTAACAATGATTGCAACCGCCAAAACCACTTCCACAATAATCTTCACAAGTTGAAGTTCTTACTCCGTATTTTTCCTCTTCGACAATTAAGGGGCAGTGTCCGCTTATGCAGGTGTAATTTGTGTAATAGTCATTCATTACTATTGCCCTCCTGTAATAATTCCTTAAACTTCTCAAACTGTTTCTGCGACACCTTATTATGCTCTTTTTCAGGCTTTAAGCGGATTATAAGGTGCTTTTCTGCTATATTGGATAATTCCCTTGCAAGGTTCTTTCTGCCCTGCTGTATGCCGTCACGATAGCCTTTGGAGGGTTTAAACTCATTTATCTTTTCTTTGCCCTCCCCTTGACCACCTGCTGTCTTGTTGTATCTGCATTGATAACCTTTTTTGGTGTACTCCAAAATCCAGTACTGTTCCCATTTGTCTAGTTCGGATTCGGGATAGTTGATAAAATTCAATCTCCACCCATAAGGGTTTTCAAAACTATAAAAACCCCTTTTTTTAAGGGATAGGTCTATGTGCTGATACCCTACAAGATGTCCGCACATTCTTTGACATATATGCACTGCCTGCCCTATGTAAAAGTATGAAATATTGTTTTCGTCAGTTCTTGTCAAAAAGTATATTCCACTCCTGTCATTCAGCTTTGGATTTATCTTTAGAAGTCGCTTTCTATTCTCTGATTCTATGGCTTTCGCCTGTCTTAACTTCTTATAATCCATAATTGTACCTCTTAATTAAATGGTAATCCCTCGTCAGCTACATCATCTGGAATAGCCATAAAGCCATCATTACTGCTGTTACCGCCCATAATTCCATTGTTACCACTCTGCTGATTAGTACGACTTTCACAGAACTCGTGCCTTTCAACAACGCAATCATTAGTGTAAACTTTCTGTCCGTCCTTGTTGGTATAATTGCCTGTCTGCCATCTGCCCTCAACAATAATCTTAGTTCCCTGGTGTAAATACTTCTCTGCAAATTCTCCATTCTTGCCAAATGCAATGCAGTTAATAAAGTCTGCTGCCTGTTCGCCCTCTTTCTTAAAAGCTCTGTCAACAGCTAATGTGTATCTTGCTACTGCCATACTTCCGTTTACTGTCTGTGAATATCTAACATCAACATCTCTAACAACTCTTCCTGAAATTATCACTTTATTCATATTTTTTCCTCTTGCTTTCTGAAATTCGTTTTCTGGTTTCTTCACTTCTTTTTTGCCCTGTATGATGATATATTGTATGCGCCGAATTTGTCATCATACATAAATTTTCAATTCTGTTATCATTTTTTATCCCGTTCAAATGATGTATGCAGCAATTTTGCGGCACTTCTATTCCTGTGGCTTTTTCATAAACTACGATATGTTCCATAACGTATCCACCTTTATCTGCTCTTTTATGTTCTGGCATTAATATTTGAACGTATCCTTTTCTTGTTTTCCTAACGCCGCCATTCCAATTACTAGCATTTTTACCACTTTTGGCTTTTGACCTGTTCAAAAACTCAATTTCTTCATCTCTCTTTAAATTAAGTGAATAAGCTTTTTTATAGATTGCCAAAAATGTTTTATTAGGAAATAAGGCGATTAATTCATCATTTGTTAAGCGAGAATATTTATCTTTTAATAAAAGGACTTCCTCCTCACTCCATTTGGGATTCATAGTTATTATCTCCTTACATCTAAATTTTCCATATTTGTTGCGATTTCTTTCGCTTCTGATTGAAGCCATTCCATACAACTAACTTCTCCCTCGTATTCCTCGCCGAATGTATTTTTAAATCCGACAAGAAATTCTGCCAGCTCTTCATCACTCATATTCCTTATTCTGTCGGCATTAGTCATTCCGCTGTCACATCTGCAACAAGGCTCATTATCTCTTGGGTTGCTGTTGTGTTGGCAGTTGCAAGTGTAGTTAGTTTCATAATTCTGTATGCTTGCCACTTCTGCAAAAGCCGTGAGCGTATCAGCAAAGTATTTCAACATACTATCTCTATCAATGTTATGCTTATCTGCCATAGCACATGCACTTGCTAATGTTTCAGCTACTATGCCTTGTAAATCTTTCATTTCTTTGTCTGTAAGATTTTCCTGCGTATTACTCATTATTCTCCGCCTCTCAATTCTTTCAATTTCGTTTCGGCTTCAGATTTTGTGAGGAATACTGTTTTGCCAATATCAAAATCAGTAAAACTAACAATATTTTTATAAATTCCGTCAATTAGCTGATAATTAAAATAAATGGCATAAGAATATATTTTTACCGAAATAATCTTTAAAGCAGACACGATATTTCTATCAGTGTTAATTCCGTAAACTGTATCTCCCACTTTACAAGGCAACTTGGCAAGTCTGCCCTGTTCCTCTAAGTCCTCATATTTGCCTAATCTTTCTATCAGCAAATTCTTATAATCGTAACTGTTTTCTCCGCAAGGTAAGCTATCAGAAGCTCCGTGTGTTCCATCTGAGTAAGTCTTTGTTAATCTCTCCATTACTGCTCCTCTCCCTCTTAATTATCTTCTTTCTCTTTCTTTTTGGCTTCTACAAGACAATCTGCAATAGCTTCCTTAATAATTAAGGTATTGTATCTTTCAAGGCTGATTGTTATTGTTTTATCCTCACACTCTCTTACATTTCCTAAAATATCTTTGTATTTAGCCATATAATCTCCTTTCTAAAACGGACACGCATTTTTACTTTGCATTTCATTAAGCATATCTTCCATTTCTTTAATAAATCCATCAAAGCAATGCTTTATAAATTTTTCTTCTTCCGAAATGTACGATTTTCTTAAACCACAATACCCAAAATCTTCATACTGGCATTTATAGCAGAAATCAACGTGAAGTATCTTTGTTGCCTGTGAATACAATTCCCGCATTTCCTCGAAATTATTTCTACGCTTTGATTTCTTGGCTTTAGAGATGTAATGTCTTAATGCATTTTGTTCTGTCATATATTTTTCGCCTGTAATCAAGTTTGTATATCTACTCAAAACGGACATTCATCTCCTTTCCTTAAAATCCAACTCTTACCCTGTTCCGCAACGTCCACGCTCGCCCCATTTACAGCATTTTTCATCTTGGCGATAAAACTATCCTTATCAGCATTTTCACTTGATAAATGGCACATTATGACATTCTGCAAGCTGTCTGAATCGTTAGCCTTGGCAAAATCGCAAGCAGTATCAATGGATAAGTGACCTCTGAAAACGTGATTAGCTTTCGGATTGTCGGTGTCAACTAAATCCTTGTCATAGTTCACGCCTAAGAGAATGTGGTTTATATCCTTAAATTTCCACTTAATAACTTCACAATCCGTTATGTAAAGCATCTTCCCCATTTCCTTGTGAGTAATCAGAAAGCCAAATATCGGGCAAGGTTCGCCATTTGCGTCTGTGTGTGTCCAGCTTCCGTTTATTGTTGTTAGGTCAAATGTTCTTACAGTAAAATAAGAATTTGCAAGGAACTGGTTCATAAGCAAGGTTTCGTATGGCTTACATATAGGAATACCCATAGTTTCAAAATCTTTTACCGACTTGCTATGGTCAAGGTGTTTATGGGTGCATAACACACCCACAACATCTTTAATATTCCAATTTAATCCTTTCTTAATCTCCTTAATCGGTATTCCGCAATCAAGGATAAGTGTTTCTCCACTGTTGGAAGTTAGCAGATAGCAGTTGCCTGCTGATGATGAGCCTAAGCAAGTTAATTTCATACTTCTACCTCATCATCTTTCGGGAACTGAAAGACCGGCAAAAAATAATAAACGCCATCTCTATATGTTTTCTCATGCTCAGTTTCGAAGTATTCTTCCCTTAGCATTTTCATAGCCTTAATTGCCTTTGCTTCGGTGGAATATTCAGCCAACGTAATGTCACTAACCAAGTTTTCTACTCCTGTTAAATTACGGTTCAAAAAATAAATAGCATTTCTGAACCTCTGAATAACTACCATTTCATAAGGAACATCTATTGTTCCGTCTTGACTAATTATTCTCATAGAACTCCTTTCTAACATCAACCACCCTACATTTAAGTTTGTAACCCCAATCATCAATCGGCGGTCTTTTACTCGGGCAACAGATAAACTCTCTGCAAATCCTCGGTCTGACCGAATAAATCTCGCATTTTTCTTTTGGCTTATCATCATTAAGAAACGGACAAGTCATATCCATTGTTGGTGTAGCTGTTGGATAATTATGCCTGTGCTCCTTAATATGATGTTTCTTGATATACTTGTGAATTGTTGTAATTTCATCTTCTGTCATAGGAAGTATGTTACTGCAACAATTACCGCATTGAGTACATTCTCCGTTGCAAGTCAAATCATATACACCACTATTCATATCAGACATCATCTGTTCCAAACTCGCTGATTTCATAGGCTTACTCCTAATAAGATAAATTAATAACAATGAATGGGTCTTTCTGCCAAGTTCTCTTGTGCATTGGCTCATAATCGTCAATATCATCAAAATCTACATCATCGTCAAAACTTGCTGTAACTGTCACTTCCTGCGTGTCGTTTTCATTCTCTCTGTCAAATTCTGCTTCAACGTCAGTGTCATATTCAGCTTCACAGTGAAACTTAACTTCTGTATCTGCATTATACTGACTTAATTCCTGTATTAATTCGTATACTGTCATATCTAATCTCCTATTCTGCCTGCATAAATAGTGGCAATGTGCTGTCTGCCTGTTCTTCTGTTGCTTCTGTGGCGGTATCTTCAACCGAAACATTAACAACATCGCCCTCGATAAAATCTACGCTGTTAGCATTCTGTTCAATGTCATTTTCAGCTAACTTCTGTGGGTCGGTTTCAATCTCCATTCCGCTTAAAAATGTATTCTGCTGTGTTGGATTTTCAAAATCTAACTCAATATGCTTGCAAAGCCTGTGAAGTACAGTTTTCTTGTACATTTCGCCTGTAAAATTCTTCCAGGCTGGGCTATTGCTTGCCTTGCTTGACTTTCTTGTGTTTTCAAGGTCTGCAAGGCTCATTGTGTCATACTGCATACCACCATCAGCATATAAGCAAACGGCAAACGCACCGATTATTTTTCCATCATTAAATGGTAATGGCTTAAAATCAAAAGTCTGTTCTCCACTTACAATCTTTTCTTCAAAGCTGTCTCCCTCACGAACCAACTTTGCGTAAATGTCCTTAATTGGTCTGATAGAATACTTCTTTGCCAATTTCTTAGCGCCTCTGTAATCTGTCTGATAGTTAAGCTGATTTCCATAAGGCACCAAGTAGCACTCCTTTGAGTAAAAATCCAATCCAAGATAAGCGCCTTTTAAAAGTCCGGCTGTAAGCTGTGACTGGCTGTATTTCTGTAATGCTGGGTTATCATTAATGAGTGCTAATGCATTCTGCACAAACCTAACCTTGTTAAAATCCTTTGGTAGTGCTTCCGATACGTTGTCGAGCTTATCCGTTAGCACCATGCTAAATGTTTTCTTTTCTGCTACTGCCGTTGTTTCTGCCATAATTAGTTTTCCTCGCTTTCTATCTCTTTAACTTATTTGCAAGTTCTATTATTTGTTCTGCACTATCGCCTCGCTTTATATGCTTGCTTACTGTTGCAACCGAAAGCCCACATATTTCAGCCAACATAGTTAAATTCATCTCTTCGCCTTTATATGTCAGAATTATGCTGTTTTTGTTCAACCTAGGCTTTTTGTTAATTGCTTCTTCAAAAGAATAGCCCAACATATCAATCCTATCTCTTAAAGTTTCAACTGGAATACCTCGCTCTCTTGCCCAGTCAGATAAAATCTTAGTTTCACCATTATAAGTAAACCATCTATTACATTTTTTCTTCCTCTGTTGTTCAGCAAAGGTTATCCATTGGCAATTATTAGGCTCATAATCTCTATCTTCATCTATTCGGTCAATAGTAAGATTTTCAGCATATCCATTTTCAAGTGCCCATTTTTCAAAGTTTTCGTATGTTTTCCATTCTTCACATACTTTTATTCCTTTTTGAGCATAATAAATAATATCCTTTCTTTTTGAATTAATAGAACATCTGTCCAACATATTAGTCCATATTGAAAATATCCTATGCGTTGTGATTTTGTACTTGTTTTTCAAACAGCCGCAGGACTTCGTGTGTAAGGATGTTAATTTGCTTGTGAAAATTTCTTTGTAATTTCCGCAGTCACATTTGCAAAGCCATTTGTGCTTATCAGGTAAATGCTCAACAACTGTAAGTCTCCCAAATTTCTGCCCTGTTAAATCATTTTTGAACATTTATAATTTTTAGCTCCTTGTCATTAGACACACATAATAAAATTAATTGTGATTCAACCATACTAATTATCTTTCCCTCGTTCTGCATATCCAAGCTCTCTACATCATCACAAAATATAGGTACTGACATACCGCTAATCTTCTGAATTGAGTTGCAAATATCAACTCTGCCTAAAATCCTGTTGCCCTTATTGCTCATAGTTGTAAGAATTGATTTTCCATTAACTGTAGGTATGCAAACCGACTTGTAACCGCCAGACTTATTCAGTTCAAACAACTTCCACTTAACTAATGAGAAGTGGCTGTTAATACTGTCAGACAATGTTTCATTCTTTGCCTTGTCCAGTTCATCAAGCAAATCAAGGATTTTTTCAGCATTAGTCTTATTCTGTTCCTGTGTACGCTGTTCTGCCCTCAATTCTTCAAGTCGCTGTTTGTCTTTCTCTGTGTTGCTTTCAGCTATCTTTCGCTCGCACTCTGACAACTGCTGCCTTAAATCATTTTCCTGTGCCTTTAATTCAGCCTTAACACTTGAAATGTCATTAGCCTTGTGCATAGCCTGTTCTTTTTCTGCTATCTGCTGTTCAAGTGCCTTGTATTCCTCTGTGGCTGTCACATCAATTTCCTGTGGAAGTTCGGATAACTGCTTTTCAAGGTCTGCAATGGCTGTATTCAGCATTTCAAGGCTTTCCTCGTGCTGTGGAAGTTCTGACACAAGTTTTGTAAGCGATTCTCTCTCTTTCTTTAATCGTTCACAGTACATATTGCCATTGTCAGTAATTGTCTTTAAGTTATCAGCCTTATGCTTTGCAAAATCAGCTTTTAACTGCTCTTTCTTATCTTCCTTATATTCATTACCGCAATAAGGGCAGATAAGGCTTGAATCATCAAACTTACGCTCATTTTCTTCTTTCCACTTATCACGCTCTACCTGCAAGTAAGCCTTAATGCTCTCAATGATCCTTTCCGAACTGGCAATACAGCTTTCGGTATCGGCAATAGTCTTTTCTGTCTGCTTAACAAGAAACTTCTTGTCAGTAATCTTGACATCAATCTCTCTCCTAGCCTTAATATTGTCCTCATTGGCTTTACGGCGAATATCGTCAAGCTCAAACTTTAAGCTGAGAATATTCGAACTAGCATTGTCATATTCAGCTAACAGCTTGTCATTATCTGTCTGCTTTACTATGCAGTCCTTAATCTGTTTCTTAAGCCCATTCTTCATAATTTCAAGGTCAGATACTTCAATAGCCTGCTTAAGCTGAATGTCACGCTCCTTTTCCTTAATCTGTCCGTTAAGAATAGGCAAATCCTTTGTGATTTTGGTCTTGGTAGCCTTATTCATAGCGGATAATTCTTCAACTGTATACTTATTAAGTAAAGGAACTAACTCGGCTAATTCGGCTTTCTGCGAAGCTATATCAAGGTCCGTCACATTCTCAACAAGGCTAAATAAGTATTCTCTCATTTCAGCCGGCTTCTGATTAAGAAATGCGTTAATGTTGCTGCACATCTTGAATACGCTCATATCAATGCCAAGATATGCGTTGAAGTCCTTTAATGTCTTAGGCACATCATTGACAAAATACTTGTTATCATCCTTGTAACTGCTACCATCCTTGCTATAAGTACGCTTCTGTACTTTCTTCATAGTGATTTCTTTTCCATCAATATCAAGTACAAGTTCAACTGACACATCCATATCATCAACTGATACTCCGCCAACTTCTCTTCTGACAACCGGATTATCTTTTAACTCATAATCGCAGTTAAACAAGCACCACAGATATGCCGTGGCTATTGTTGACTTACCTATACCATTCTTAGCCATAATCTTTGTAATGGCATAGAAATCAAACTCTGCGTGTGCGTAACACATAAAATTCTCTAAAACCGCTTTTTTTAAAAATGTTTTCATAAACAATACCCTTTCCTTATTTATATATTCATAATGAATACACCATCTTCTATTAAGAAGTTGTCAACTGTCTTGTCTGCAAGATAATGCTGTCTGTCAAGTTCATCAAACGTGCCGTCAAATATAACACCTTGGACTGGATGCCATACTTGACAACGTTTTTCATTGTCTGCTGCCATAGCGGCTAATTCTGAAACTGTAACATCACTATTCATTAGCATTCTCCTTTTCTTCTATAATCTCAACTCTGCCTACTGATACCTCATAAGCTACTCTGTTTTCAATTTCATCTTCACTTATCTTTTTTGTATAAGGTCTTGACTGAAACCTGCCTGTCATTTCTATATGTGTTCCTACTGGCAAGTGACCGACAAACTTAGCTGTTCTGCCCCAAACTATGCAAGGTATATAGTCTGACTTGCCATATGGTCTGTTTACTGCGGCAAGAATATCAGCGATTTCTCTTCCAAGTGGTGTCTTTCTATATATAGGCGGCTTGCATAAGCGACCTATAATCTCAACAGCATTATTTACATCCGGATCAATTTCAACATCTTCTAGCACATCTATTTCCCTGGCGAATACACTAAGTATCAGATGACTATGCTCCTCATTATCTGTATGCTTGTTGTATGACCTTATCTGTCCGTTAATTACTACAGTTCTGTCTACATCAAGCCTATTAATACTTATTAATCTTTCCGATACAATTACTGGAAGCGTATCTGTACTCCCACTCTTTCTTAAAACCTCTATATAAAAGAGGTAAAATCCCTCACCACATATCTCGTGTGAAAAAACCGGCTTTTTAGCGACCTTTCCTAATATATAAATCCTGTTATTATTTATCATTTGTTACTCCTTTCTCAACAAACCCTACAACTTTACCGCCGTCTATAACTGTTACCATATCTTTCTTCTCGTACATATCAATGCAGTCCTGTACTGTTATTACTTTCTCGTTTACCTGTTTCATATTGTTCTTTCCTTTCTTCTGCATTAGTTCTTATTGTTGCAATAACGGCACAAACTGTTGTGAGTATTATGCCGAATATTATTCCTGCTATAAAACCTAGTATCATAGCTTATATCTCTCTTTCATTATTGTAGGCAGTTCGTAGCAGTCGATATAATCGTGAGTGTCTGCTATGTACTTCTTTTTAAGTTCATTTAGTTCACACCCGAATTCGTGCCCCAACTGCCCTAAAATGTCATTTACAACTACTCTTCTTAAGAGTTCACAATGCTTATTTCTTCCTAAGAGGTAGCTTGTTCTTCTGCCAATGTGTGCCAGGATTTCAAGTTTTTCTACCTCATTAATCTGCTCTCTTTCGCCTTTTTCAGAAATAATAAATATCAATCTGCTAAAACTCCTTTCTAATTAATAAACTGAAATATCATTTGCACAATAAATAATATTGCTGATAACATCCATAAGTATTCAGCTATCCTGCTGTCTCTCTTCGCTTTCTTGTATGCCGCAATAGAGACTTCTAACTTGTTTCTTTCTGCTATCAGTTCCTCTACTGATATGCTATATTGTGGCGTTGCTTGTACTTCCTTTTCCATAAACTTCTCCTTATTTTAAAAATTGTGATATAATCCTCTTATCTTTAATATTGAAAAGAGGTGAAAACTATGGATAGCAAGCAACTTGCTGACCGATACGCTATTGCTAAGCTGTTGGGTTATCAAGGTAGTGTTGGACAATTCAAAATTGAGTACCGCAAATACTATGATGAATTTATGAGTACTATCAAGTCGCAGCCAGCTAAAGCCACAGCAATCGGTAATCCTTTTCGCATTGGCTATTAGCATTTAATTGCCAGTAAAGCATTGGTGAGGGAATTGAGAATTCTACATTCACTCTGTATTGTCTCATTTTTCTCACCTTTTATTACATCATCAGCAACACCTAAAGCAATCTGTTCTATATAGTCTTGCAAACTTCTTTGCTGTTCGTCACCTTTAATCACGTATGGTTCTCTCATTCCTGTTCCTTTCTAAAGTGCTGACTTGCCAACTTCCGTTGAATAGTCACGCTTTTCTTTTTCACAAGGAATATATGAAGAAGCACTAACAATAATCTTCATATATTCCAAAAAACCTTGAGCTTCCGAAGCAGATAGACCATATTGTGTGATTAATTCTTTTACAGAACCAGTTAATTCACCTATATCCTTATAGTTATGTAAACGCTTTACATAAAACATACAGCCTTCTGTTGTTTTTGTAAGTTCCTCTTTTATGGCATTTTCAATAAAATCTCTCATCCGTGCTCCTTTCTTTCAACTTTATTGATTGGGTTAAAATCATTATCAATAGCATATGGCTCACCTACCTGCCATTCTCCGTCAATAAATGTTATTTCAATAGCAACATTCTTGTCATTGTAGAATTTCATAACAATCACATCTGCCATTGAACCATCATCAGAAACAGCAATCTGTTCATATGCTTCAAGAAACTTAAAACCCTGTAATATATTAAACTCGTCTATTCTGTCCATATACAATCTCCTTATGCACAATATTTCATAGCATATCTCTTAACAATATTCTCAAATATTGCCTTAAGCTGTGGTTTATCATAAATAACAGCAATCTTAGTTGTTGCCGCTTTTATAGCTGTCTTGGTATTACCTGCCTTTTCCATTCTTGCCACCTTGTTATCCTGTAATCTCTTAAGACTGCAATGTGCGGTCATTTCCAACTCGCCGTAAAGCTGATTGTAAAGTGCCTGATAATCAATGCCACTTTTGATAGATATTTCTCTCACTTTGGCATTAATATCATTCTTCCAATCGCCGATAGGCTCTACGAAAATTTCTTTCATATTGTTAACAGTTGTTTCAACCTTGGCTATCTGCTCTGCCTGCTTCTTCTGTTCTATCTCTGCCTTGTTCATACTTTCAACAAGCATATTCATAAGTCTAAGCTGTGGTGAAAGCTGTGATACATCAATAGCTTTCTGCTTAACTCTTTCTTCTACTGTTGTGAAGTATTCCCTTGCTTCTTCTGCCTTTTCTGAATTACCTTTAACAGATAACTTCTTGGCGAAATGAGCTGTGAGCTTATAATCATCTCTCTTTACTATGCCACCTGTCGGTGTCTCGACATCTATGTCGAACCGCCAATAATCCTCATTTTCTGTGGCAAATTCATTATCTGTAATATTGCTTTTCGCCCACCTTGAAAACTGCCCTTGTGCTAATCCTAAGAAGTTGTACAGTTTTCTTGCTGTTGTCATCCCCTCACTATCAATATCAAGGGCAACTTCAATAGGTGTTCTAAGCTCTATCGTCTTGACTTCATTCATTAGTTCGCTCCTTTCTATCGGCTTTCTCTGATTCTCTTACCATTGCCATTCCCTCGGCGACACCAAGAATGTAATTTTTCTTGCTATCATCAAGTTTTGGTATTGTATCGGATAGCTTCTTGATGATTTCCTTTTCCTTTTCGCTCATTTAATTCACTTCCTTTCTGTGATATAATGTGTTTTAAAAAACAAAGGGGTACTACTATGCAATATGTTCCAAATTATCCAAATTTAAATGATATGTTTATCAAACCAACAGTTCCAAATATGAAAATGCCTAATTATGAAAAAGGCAAATCTCCATATGAGCTTTTAGAAAGTCAATCTGCTTATCTTGAAAAGACAAGCAAAGAACTTCACGATATGGCTCAATCCGCTAAATCTCAAGCTGATTCCGCTAAAGAGATTGCTGAAAGTTCCAAAACGCAAGCTGATGTCGCATTAAAAACATCAAGTAAAGCCGATATTAAAGGTTGGATTTCCGTGGTTGTTTCTATCATCTGTGCTTTAATGGAATTTTCTGTACATCATTCAGAAATAATTGATTTTGTCAAAGCTTTGGCAAAATAAAATGACAAAAAATCTGAAACAGTAAAGTAAATATTGAAAGTACTAATGCAACATCTGAAATAGATGGTTTTTTCAATTTTTTCATCTCCTTTCTATTTGACTTTGTGTGATTATAATATCATACCCAGTAATACCTGTCAACATATTTTAGTAAAAAAAGTTTGACATTGTGTGACTTTAATGTTATTGTATATATGCAGGGAGGTGAGAAGTGTGAACGAGCGAATAAAAGCCTTGCGAAAAGAATTAAAAATGTCGCAAGATGTATTTGCTGAAAAGCTAGGGCTTACCAAAAACTACATTTCGTTAGTTGAAAATGGCAATAGAAATCTTTCAGAACAATCAATTAAAGTTTTATGTTCTATTCTTAATGTAAATGAAGAATGGCTGCGAACCGGAAACGGAAAAATGTTTAAATCTCGTACAAGAGAACAAGAGATTGGTGCTTTTGTTAATGAAGTTATGGAATTAAACGATGACAGCTTTGAAAAGAAGCTTGTTAGTGCATTGGCAAGGCTTGAACCTAAAGATTGGGAATGCTTGGAAAGTATCGCAAAGAAATTGCTAGACGAAAAGTAAGAAAGAGAGGGTTTACGCCCTCTCTTTTGTCATATTGCATATAAACTTAAATATTTGTTCTAATATCCAGTTATCTTCTATTTTATTAATCATTTTTGTTATCTTTTGCCTGTATTCCTCATTACTCATAAACCTGCACTCCCCTCTCTTGCCCTTGCACGTTTGATAGCGATACGATTATTATAGAACACACGTTCTATAGTGTCAAGTGTAGCGGCGACATTGCCAACGCCAATCAAACAATATCGCCTGCCAGAACTTGAAAATGTTTAAGGGTCTTTTCTCAAAGACAAGTTCATTATACATTTATCTTTAGTATATTTCAAATACTTTCGGTCGTGTTGTTTTGACCTTATTCGACAACTAACTGGAACTTGTCGATAGCTTTGCCAAATTCTCCGGCGTATCCGTCCATTCCGTTACCAGTTTCATTGTCTATCTGCTCTGGGTAGAAGTTTCTTAAGCCGAATGGTGATACCATATATCTTGCGTACTTGTAGTCCTCTCCGCTAGGTGTGTAGTAGATAACTTCGATAGCGTCAATGTCGTGCTTTTTATCACCGGCATATCCGTTATCAAAATCGTCATAGTCACATCCTGTAACATAAGGTAGCCAGCCGCCGTTTAGTAAATGTACTCTATATTTAACCTCACCACGACTAACCCTGATAGCAATAGCCTTGATAGCTGTATCGTCACCCTTGCCAGCCCAGTCACTGTCGTTAGTTACTTCATCCCACCATCTGTCTGTATAAGCGGCATATGTAACATCAACAGGCTCATTACTGTTATCTGCTGCTTCTTCATCTTCTGTATCATTTGTATCATCTGCTGTTTCTTCGTGTTTTCCGTAGAATACAGATAAGTCGCAAACTCCGTCTACACCGTCAATTCTTGCGCTAGAAGTATACTGCCACCCTGCAAGATAATGGTCGATACTGGGTGTCTTATCTGCGTTAACATCATCATTTAACTGCATTTCATCATATCCTAAGTAGTAACGTGCTATCCAGAACGGACAATCTAAGTCGCTAGGGTTTGTATAAGGCTTGATGTAACTGCCATAGAATGATAAGCCAGTATACACACCAAACTGATAACCTGCACTCTCGATAACCTCTTTGTAAGCCTTGATAATGTCGATAAGTTCTGAACCCAAGTTCCGCATACATTCATCTTCAACGTCCATCCAGACAGTTACCTTACGTCCGTCAAGCACCTCTAATACTCTTTTAGCCGCCGCAATAGCTTCTTCTACTGTCGGCGTGTATACATAGTTATATACACCGCAGATATGTACACCTGCTAACTGGCAACCTTTCCAGTTGTTTTCAAACTGCTTATCTGGGTCAAAATCACGTCTGATAACTTTAAGGACAGCGTGAGTAAGTCCTGCCGCCTTAACTCTGTTCCAGTCAACTACACCATTCCACGCTGAAAAATCTCCACACTTAATCATGTTAAAATACCTCGCTTTCTACTGTTCCTGTTATATTTACATCTGAACTAATTGTGTTATCTTCTGTGCTGTATGTTGCCTTGTAAGTGTTTTTAACACCATCAAGGAAGCTCTTAAGCTCGCTGTCTAGTGCTGTATCATTCGCTAAGTATGCCGCAAAATCATTAAAGCTAGCTGACATACTCACTGTGCCACTTTCGCTGATTGTAGCTGACAGATAAGCCACCTGTTTAAGTGTTCCGTCTGAATTTTGAACAGATAGTGTTCCATTTTTCTGAATTGATGAGTTGATGTCTAACATTGTGTTTTACCTCCTAATTTGTATTAAAAAAGGACACCCGAAGATGTCCTTAATTGCTAATATCCGATTCCATTTGATTTGTATTACGTTGATATTTGTAATCCAAAAAGCGCTTGAATAGATTGTGTATAAGTCTTTGTGCCCTCTTTAGTTGAACCAGCTTCAAGTTTGATTCTGTGCGTTGCATTGTCATTAAACCACCAAACAAATGTAGCACCGCCTGCAAGTTCTGACGGGTGGCTATTTGCCAATCTGTTGCGGTTATTCATAACACAATTTCCGTCAATGTATATTTTTGCCGTAGTAGTTCCGTAATCGTCTTTAACGTCCGTCCAAATTGATATATTGACAACTAACATTCCATTGCCTTTGATAGTGTAGTTGCGTACAAAGTTTTCTAAATCTATTGATGTTGATGTTTCTTTGACATTTATTGTATTTAAAAATGTGTTAAAAGTTGAATAGTCTACAGGATCTTTAACAATCAAGTTGTCGCAACTAATTTCATTACTATATAATGTCCCTATTCCTAATGTAGTTTGCCTTGTTTTGCCCCAAATATCAGTACCTGAAATACTCAAAGCGTTCTTAATGTCAGAAGGGTTAAGCTTATATGTTATGTCACTTTTTTTTGCATACTTCCACTTACTAAAATCAGTTTCTGTCTGCGTTCCTAAAACATAATTTTTCGCTACTACAAAATCAGTCAAATCAACTTTGCCACTTCCATTTAGGTCGTATTGACTTAATGCGAGTTGCGATGTTGTATTGTTTGCAATGGCATTTCGTAAAGTATGCAACACATCTTTGTCCGGTAATAAATATATAGAAACTGCATTTGACATCTTGTTTGAATCAAATTGGAATCCACTAATTTGTCCTTTTACCGAATACATATATCCATCGCTTCTAACATAAAATGGATAGTTAAACACATTATCTTTAACTGTAGCTCTGACAGACATAACCTTTGAATCGCTTCCGGTTGATTTATCCAATGAAACTCTGTATAAGCCATAACCCACACTAGGGTCGTATCTGTAATCGCTGTAAATAGAAGTAGAATTGATATTCCAACCGCCTATTGTACCGCCGTTTCCGACAAAGTTTTTGCAAGTTATAGTTCCGTCCGCTGTAATGCTGGTATTCGTGCTGTTTAACGTAAACCTGTTGCCACTTAAATTAAGACCGCCTCTTGCAGTAATGTTAATTGTATCTGCAATAGCTTCAATACAACTTTTAAGCGTACCAGTATCAGTTTTAGCTATATAAGCAGATAAACTAGCCGTAGTTGCATAAGAAGAAAGGCTACTTTTTGTCGCATAAGTAGCAGATACCGATTGAGTTATACTATTAGCAGATTGAGATATAGCAGAGTTCATAGCAGCTGTTGTTGCGTAATTACTTAAGCTATTCTTTGTTGCATATGTGTTGCTAACAGTAGTCTTAAACCCACTTAAATCAGTTGTCAAAGATGTAACCTTGTTGTTAATTGTTGTTACAGTGCTGTTGTCTGCTTTTTGTTTGATTTGTTCGGTGTGACTATTAACTGTACCAGAAATACTGTTAACAGTTTGATTAAGAGTTGTATACTGATTACTTACTGTTGTTACCTTATTATCTACAGCACTTATAGAACTATCTACATCTTCTGGTGCTGGCGTCCAATCGGTTGCCTTGTCACCTTTTTCAAGTTTAACATTTGCTATATAATATGTTGCACTTGTATTATTGACTTTAAAAGAAAGTGAACCGAAATTGTCACTTTCTGTTGAGGTTATAACACCAACATATTTTTTCCAATCGCTTGTTAATTCTGCCGTTTTCGTTAGGTTTGCAAGGCTTCGAGACGCTGTTATTTTTGTTCCAGCAACAGTTGATTTTGCATAGAATGAGACTGTATATAACTGTCCTTTAACCCAAACATTTTTTGTTTCTACTAAAATCCTAAGGGCTCCACCATTGACTGTAAACGATAACGCTTTTTTGAATCTACTATCATCTACAACTTTAATATTTCCTGCGTCTTGCTTCCAATACCTTGTATCTTCGGAAAAATTGCTATTTCTAATTAAGTTTCTTCCACCAATCTGAATATCATTAACCGCAGTAGTTATGTCCTGCTTCCAAACCTTACTTGAAATCTGCCCTTGCACAGCAGTGAGCTGTGTTCCCTGCGTCGTCACTGTATTCTGCAAATTCGTAACATTCGTAGTCATGTTCTTAAACGCAACATCAAGCGTCTGTTTGTTCGCATCCACATAAATTTTACTGCTTTTCAACGTGTGGCTGCCATCTTCGTTAATAACATTAAAAAGGCTTTCTATATTCAGCTTACTTGCATTAATATTTGCATCTTCCTTTATCATGTCATTACGGATTATCTCACGTTTTACGCCGTTTTCGGTTAAACCTAAAGCATCAAACATCAAGTTGCCGGATTTATCCCAGACGTATATATTGTAGTCATTTGTGGCGTCTTTACCGATTTGAACCCTTGTAACTTTGTTATCATCTTTTATCTGTATCGTATTGTCAGCTATATCAAGATTTCCGCTTTCACTTAGAATTTCAACAAGGTTTGTATAAATCTTCCCACTTGTAATCTTATCTGCGGCTATACTTTCTATCATCGCCGACTTTATCTGCGCATCACCGATATTTGCAACAATGCTGTTGCTAAACTCCGTCGTAAGACTTCCGCCGGATGCAGAACCAAACATAAGTGTATTGATATTTGCGACTTTAGCTTTTAAATCATCAACATTAAGGTTTCGGATTTGCCCCTCGACAACTTCCATTCGTTTTATAGAAGCATATAAAAGATTTGCCTTGTCAACTGTAAGATTGTTTACCTTTAAGTAATCAACTTCACCTTTTACAGCATTAAAATTTGTAATTGTCGCATAAGTAATCTTGGCTGTCTCAACATCAAGTTTGTTGATAAGTGCTTTGTTTATCGTAACTAATTCGGCGTAATATCTCTGCATAGCCTTAGTTATCGGACCAGATGAGGCTGTATTATTAGAACTCTCTGACTGCCCAATAGATGTAGCTGTGCTGATTAATCCGCCATCACACTCATGTGCAATCTGCATTATAGGCACTTTGTACTCTTTACCATCTTTAGTAGATACTGTAATTATGTCGCCAGCTTCTAATCTGAAATCGCCGATAAACTTAACCGCAAGCGGTCTGAATGTAAAACCGCCTATCTTTTTGTAGACTTCATCTAAGACCGCTTGCGTCATAAATGGGTTAGCAAAGCTAAGCCCTGTTGCACCGCTACCGCTGGTAATCGTGCTAGTTTCCTTGTCGCCTGACTTCGTATTGTTGCATGTCAGTTTTTGTATTATGAAATCCTTAGATGTCGTAAAGGTAACGCCTTGTTGATAATACTTATGCCCGTCAAGTACATAGCCACTGTCTTTATACCATCTTAATTCGAGGTTTCCGTCAGCATTAATTACCGCATTACAGCCTTGTAACATAGCCATATAGCCGATAATTTCTCTATAGGTATAACCTTGTGGCTTGTCACTGATAGCATGTGTTGTGACTATATTTGTTGCTAAAGATATACCTAACTTACCGCATATCTCATTAAGAATAGCTTTATCTGTGTTAGGAAATGCCATATCCGAGAAGTAAGGCATATCAGCCTTATACATTCTGTCGTATGCTTCATAGTTTGTGTATTCTCCGTCACTTGTCTGCTTAGTAACTGTAAATATTCCCAACTGAATATACTTAATTTCTGTGCCGACCTTAACGCCCTCAAATATGGTAATTTCTTTATTTTCAAGACTTACTGTTGGCATATAAATAGAAAAGGTAACACCGCTACTGCAAGTGTTACCTATCGTAATTTCGTTATTGGGATTTATCATGTTTTGGAACTTGAAATTGTTAAGCGTTTCAGTATGTTCTTTTCCGTCAACAACATACTTAGAATAGTACCTTGCACTATTTCCCTTAACAATCTCTGTCATAGCTGTGCTTAAATTTTTCATTTTACACCGCCCTTTTGTTTAAATTAATGTTCAATCATAAATTCAATGCTGTATAACTCTGCCGGGCTTATATTTTCGCAATTATCAAAAGAATTTACAGGAAGCATTGTCATGTCAGGCACTTCAATTTCTTGTTCATTAATTTCTTTAAATTCTGTTTCTAATTTTTCAAAATTTTCATCTGAAATTTTGTAGTGGTTATCTTCAATAATTGGTTCACCTTTATCATTTTTGTCGGCATATTTCTTTTTTAAATCGTCAAAAGCCTGTAATGCCGTTTTATACGGCTCTTCCAGCGTTTTTATATTGCACATAACAGCCATAGCAATTCTGCCGCTTGTTTTATTTTGTGATAACTTATCCAAATTCTGAAATCTCTGTATTAACTCACTTGTTTTAAGTTTCATGTGTAACCTCTTTCTATTTCTGTATTAGACTTAATTTTGCTCCGACTATTAATCCGTCCTCGTTCTTTGCTCTTGTAAGATACGGATATGTCACATCTCCTGTGTATATTGTCATTTCTTTTTGTTGACCGCCTAAAAATAGGACTTGTGCTGTTGGGAATGGGTTATTTATGTCGCTCACTACATCATCAAGCACTTTTGCCTGTTCTCCTGTGAGTGGCGGTAGCTGTAGTTCTATCTTGTCTTTAATAGCTATGGTTGTTCCCACCATTTCTCCATAATCGTTTCTGCCTGTGTTTTTAGACCATATCTTGTTTCTGCTGTATGTGTAGCCGTTGTAAGCTACTGGGAATGTCACTCCCTCGATAATTACAGCACTTATCATTCAATCGCCCCTTTCTGCCTAAAAATGGGTAACAAAAAGGACACCTCACAATTAAGTGAAATGTCCTTGTCATTTTGCTATTTATTTGTTATTATTGGTATGAGTTAATTTACATTCACTCATACGTGCTAATCAGAACAGGTCTACCCAACTTGTTCTGATTTTTTTATTCTAGTAGAGCCAAGATTTCGGCGCTACTGATTTAATGTCTTTCTCCACTTGTGGAGAAAAGCGTTGCAACAACTATACAAATACTTTCCCCAACTTTATGGGATATTTTGCAACTTCCTGCAAAAACTTTCCCGACTTCTTGGGAATTTTTTCGTACCCACTTGTGGGTACGCTATGCTGCTATCAGTTTCCTTGCTGGGTTAGTTATAAACTCTTTTATTCTTCGGTTAGAATGATAGTTAAACCCAAACTATTGTTCTGGCTATTTACTTTTTTATTCTTAAAGTTCTATTAACTAACACTTTCCATGTATTGTAATCATCAATAAACTTATAAATATCCTTATGCTGATTTAAAAAGGCGTATACTGCAAAATAATTAAATCCTCTAATATATTCTGGTGGTGGATTATCTTTCGTTTTTCCATAATCACATATTGCAAAAAAATCTCCATAATTTCTAACAGTAGTGTCGAAAACATCTTGCTGTTTCACCATTTTTCCTGCGCAACTATTGTAATAATTAATTAGCTTGTCTGCTGTTTCTTTTTTAATCGCTGGGTAATCATATTTTTCATTGTACTTCAATATTTCCGTCATTGAAATGTACGTTGCATGGAATTCAGACCAAAGCCTTATATAATCATTTTCGGTCAATTCTCTTTTGTTCTTTATCCCGAATTTTTCTCCAATAATAGTAAAGTCATCAATATGAGTTAATTCATGATGTGTTGTTGATATCATATTTACTAAATCATTGTCATACTTAATGTATACTTCAAATTGATTATTAATCGTTGGGTACACTAGCCCAAATTCTTTCCCACTAAGTATTTTAGCATAGTCACTGTCAATTTTATTAATAGCCTCATATATATTATCAACAATTAATATTGATTTATTCCAATCTTGAATATCACTTTGTATATTACGTTCTTGTGCCGTTATAAGTGTATAAGCTTTAATTTCTGCTTTGCTTATCTCCATATTACTTTTCCCTTTCCTTTTTATTTCCAAAATAGCAACATGCCATTGTTCCACTAACGTATATCACTATAACGAATCCAAGGGATAAATCTTCTCTCCGAAACCATTCAGACATATTATAAAGCTCTTCATTTATAAAGTTTCGTGTTGATACTTCCGCGCTTGTTTCTGTACCTTTTTCATTTTTCTCTGTGCAAAACTCCAAATAATCTTGAATTTTACCGCCTGTTCTTCTGCCACTATCCTGTAGATACCATATAAAAGTCGCAGATAATAACACCCAAATAATTAAGCATATCGCTTTCCTTTTCATTGTGATACACCCCCTTGCTATCCTAATGGTTAGAGTGTATCACAACATTGTATTAAATTCAATTATATGTTATATGCAGGCAACCCAGTCATTGCTGTGTACATATTTGCTTGCTTTTGTGTAACTCTGAATATCTCTTGTCCGTCAATTTCTATTGTTCTTCCATTTTCAACAGCGTATATTAGTTGCCTTAATAACATATTAGTTTCTGTTGTAGCGCTATTATCCATATTAATCTGTGGCATTGTAGGTATGCTAGTATTTGCATTAAATTTACTTGCTTTTGTGCTTTGAATAATATTGCTAGTAAAGTCGCCTAAAGAAACCTCAACAGGTTTGTAATTAAGCTCCATACCTTGTTTGAAGCCCTCTATCGTGTATTCACCTATCTGTTTCATAACTCTTGATGGACTATGAATGTCTAAGGCATCTCTTATTGTATCAGATACGTTATCTGCGATGTATCTAGCTTCGCTGAAAATACTGTTTTCCATACTTTCTAAGCCATCATAGAAACCTCTGCCTGCATAATGGCCTATATCCCATAATGAATCATATATGCCATCAAAGCCGGATTTAACATTGTTAACGTAATCATCAATCGTACTATACGTGCTACCTAAATTGTCAGATAAACCATTGTTAAAGCCCTCAACAACCCATCTTCCGTATTCTTCCGCACGCCTTGATGGTGAACCAAAATTCATTGCACTATCGTGAATATTTCTATCTAATTCATCCATCCAATCTCTTACAGCATTGTTGCTTCTATCAACATTATCAACAATTCCGTTAACAAAGCCATCTACTGTATTTCTTCCATAGCCCTCTACGTCTACTGCTTCTCCTGCTTCATTTAAAGCAGAATCAAGCATTTCTTGCCAATCTTCCTTAAGTTTAGGCTTTGTGTTGTTAACACCAACATTGGAATAAACTCTAATACTATCAAATAGTGATGTTGTGAGCTTGTCTGCCGCTTCATCAGCGTACACGCTTCCGTCTATTCCTAACTGATTAAAGCCATCTTTAACAGAATCAAGTGCTGGGTCTAATGTGCTTTTACGCCATTTCTCAATAACGCTTTTAATATAGTTTTCTTTTGTTGTGAATATTTTAGCTATTGGGTTTAGGTTTTCATAGTCTTTTGTTGCTTCTTCAACTACTGATGGAAGTTGATTGAGTAAGTTATACTGTACTTGATTAGCATATTGCATATATGCCGCGTCTATTCTCTCTGTGCCTTGTTGTACTTGCGTATCACTAGCACCATATAAACTTGACCAATCAAATTGACTTGCATCTATTCCTAAAGCAGTAAGTCTATCTCTCATATCCGTTATAGCTTGTGACGATTCCGTTCCCAATGTAGATAAGTTATCTTTTCCGTTTTGTGCCGCTGTTACAACTTCATTTACAGCCTCACTAAATCTTTGAACATCAAGTCCGGATTCTGTCATATACTGTGATATATCTAATGCGCCGCCAAATCCTTGAATAGCAAGTGTCGCATTATCAACCGACTTGTCACTATTAATAGAAGATATTTTATCTATTAAAGGCGTAGCCGCATTTAAGAACTCTTCTTCTGATATTTTTCCATCATTAAACTGCTGTATAAGTGTTTCTAGATCTGAACTCATACTTGTAAACGATTCATTTCCTTTGTCGCGTAAACTTGCTAATTGTGCCACATACTCTGGAATTGCAACGCCTTGCGCTTCAAGAATATCTTTCCAAGCGCCTACAACATTACCAACGATAACATCATATTCATCATTGAATACATTTTTAGATTCACTTAATAAGTTTTGGAATTGTTCTATAATTTCCGGCATTTTTTCATTAGTTGTGTATGCTCCATCTTCAACCGCTGTTTTTAAAAGATTTACATTATTTGTTGTTTCTTCAAGATTTTCTTTTGCTTCTGATATATTTTTTAGTTTGTCTGTGGTTTCAGTTATACCATCTGTTATTTTTCCAAAAGAGTCTTTGGCTACATCGCCTAATTCTTTCATTGTAACAGTTCCAGTATTTTGCAATGCTGTAAACATGCTATTAAATTCTGCTTCTTTTACAGCTTGTGAGATACCCACTATTGACGATATTAAGCCCATAGCACCTACTATTAATGCTGTGAATGGGTTTGATAAGCCTATAAGTTTTAATGCCGCTGTTGCCACACCTACGCCGCCTGCTATTTTAGCAATAGAAGCTACAAGGTTGTCGCTCCCTACCGTCAGTTCATAAAAGCCGCTCTTAACAAGTGAAAACTCTGCAAATACACCTATAACGCCTATTGCACCTTTCTGCAATACTGACATTTTACCTCTAATAGTTTCAATCCCCTCATTAAACGTAGCAAAAAAGCCATTGTCATTCAAAGATGTTTTAAGGGCATTAAAGGTTTTATTAACATCAGTTACAGTTTTAGCTGCCTTTGGGTACATAAATGTTAGTGCCGAAGCCGCCGCCTTATTTCCATTAAGTGCGCCTGTTGCCGCCGCTACTGTTGTTGCAAATTTATCAAGTGTCTTGTACGTTTTTACTATACTAGCTACAACTGCCGAACCACCTATCGCCTTAAGCACTTTAGGAACTGCCACAAGCGATATAAGAAGTGTTTCTATAGGTGCTTTAGATAGCATACCTAAGTATAACTCAACAGCCGCCTTTAAGCCTTGTACAAGCACTTTAGCCGCCGATTTAAACACCCTAGTCCAATTAATGCCTGCAAGAAAATCTCCCATTTTCTGACCGATTTTAAACCAGGGAACATCATCTATAGCCTTTGCAAACCAATTAAAAATTCCTGCCACAAGGTTAGATGTATCTTGCCCTGCCTTAAAGAAATCACCAACCGCAAAATCTTTAAAAATCTGTTTAACAGGTTCAAGTGCCTTATCAATCCTATCAGCCCACGCAATAGCCGAATTTTCCATATTGGCAAATGCTTTATTCCAAGCCGCTTCATAATCAGCCGCCGCCTTAGTAATATCATCTGTTAAGTCAATACTGCTACCACCGCCACCACCGCTTGAACCCTTGCTTGAGCTTGTATCATCTTGTAATTTATTTATTTCATCAAATCCCATAAGTGATAATGTAGCTTTTTTTGCTGAATCCGCTACATCTTGGTAGCCATCTGAAATATCTTCTAAGCCGTCTGATGTGTCTTTATAGCCGCTTTGTCCAAAACTCTCAAAGTCAATCTTAACACCCATAAGGCTTGCAAGGTTCACTAGAAGTCGCTTAATTGCAATAGTAACGCCATTTACAACCGGCATAACCTTTGAAAGAATTGGGATAAACAGCTGTCCTGCTACCATTCCGACTTCTTTCATATTGTTGCTGAACTGGCGTAACATGTTACTTGGCGAGTTGATTGTATTTGCTAAATCTCCCCACGATACTTTTGATTGGTCTAGTATAGCTAATACTCTTAACTGCTGTTTTTCCATTTGTGTCATTTCTGATACAGACTTAGAAATGCCTAAATTATAAGCATATGTCGCTAATGTAGCATTGGTAATATCAATACCATACTTATACAATGCTCTTGATTGACCGATTAAGCCACTTTGTAAGTTCTGTGCTACTGTTGAGTAATCAACATTAAAAAGTGAGCTTATATCGCCTGCAAGCATTGTCATTGACTTTGTTATTGCTGTTGTTGTTTCACCGGTCTGTCCTAATGAATTAGTAACAGAAGCTAACTGTGAAGCATACTGCGTTATCTCTTGTATGTTAAGTCCTAAGTTTTTTGCTCCACTTTCTTCAAGCAAGCCACCTTGAACATTAACTTTCAATCCAGATAACTTTCCAAGAGTATCATTTACTCTGTTCTGAAAACTTTCTGCGTATGCCGTAGCGTTATCATATCCGTACTTTTCATAGTCTTTATCCCATTCTGAACCAATCTTGCCAAATGCTACCGCTTGATAATTGAAAGCTTCAATGTAATCTGTTGTTGACTTGATGGCTTCTATAAGTTTCTTACTGCCACGAATTGCCATAAAATAAGTTGCATAAAACTTGCCTATTGCACTTGCCAAGTTCCAACTGCTTTTAGTTGCTGTTCTAGCACTCGTAGAAACGCCATACAGCGACTTTTGAAGTGAGTTTGAAGAAGTACCCACCTTTGAACCTTGGCTTGCCAAATTAGCCAACGCATTAGTCATAGCAATAACATTACTACTTACATTAGGTGCTCTTGATAATGTGGTCATTAAGCCATTCAGCGCATTACCCAGTTTAGGGATATTCGTTGTGGCGTTTTCAATACTTTTACCGCCTAGCTTGCCAAGTGACTTGGCAAATTCTGTAACCTGTGTTGCGTTCTGTGGTATGGCTGATATGCCTGCAACCGTTTTTGTAACAGCTTCAAGTGATATAGCTGTATTAGCAAGTGCAGCTGAATCAACAGAGCTTATCTTTGTGATATTCTTAGCAAGCCTTGTGAAATCAGTTGTTTTTACATTCATATTCTGCATAGCAGAACTTAACTGACTAACACCACTCGCAAGGCTGTTTAGTGATGAACCATTCACAGTTGCAAGTGATGTTGACAGCCTTGTAAGCTGATTTATCAGTTTATCAACAGAATTAATAGCTTTAGTGGCAGTACCGGTAATTTTGACTTCTAATGAATCTAATTCCACGCCTTAGCCCCCCCTTTTATAGGATTGTTGGCGGTAGTCCTTTCTTTTCAGTCTGTGCCGCCCATTTTTGCTCATTGAGTAACATCAGCTGTAACTCCTTATCATATGTATCTTCTTCACTTTCTTCTGTTTTTTCTGATAAAATAGCTTGTTTAGGATATTCAATGTGTACATCTTTATCAAATGCCGCACCTATTCCGCAAGAAATAGCTGGAATTGCGTAAACCAAAAACCAGTTATACATTTCTGAATCGCGATTTTGCCTATCAATCTTTTTACCTTTTGCGTATAGTAATAATTTTGTAGGTGTCATTTTTAGAAAGTCTGAATAACTAACGCCTAGTGAACTGGCTAAGACAAAGTATTCTTCCCAGATTATTTTGTGGAAGTCTGCTTTTTCTTGTGGTCTTGTGGTACTACTGTTGGCTTCTTCTGCTCCTGTGTCGCTTCTTCCACATTGTCCGCCATTTCTTCTAACATCGCTGTTATTCCGCTCAACTCGAAAAAACCATCATCTTCCATCGCTTTCTTGATTTCTTCAAACAATGTTCTATATCCGTAACTCTTATCTGTCTTTCTCTTCTCTGTAATATATGCTCTAGTAAGTTCCTTTGCTTCATTCATTGTGACTGGGTTATTATCAGTACAGCCTGCATAGATAGCCAATATGCAAATCTCCGGTATATCCGCTGTCATATTTGCTAATCCATCAAAGGAAGCCTGTGCAACACTTTTATCTGTCTGTGCAAGTAAGTAAGAACCATTAACAACAGAAAACATTTTCTGCACTATCTCTTTGCACTCTGCCGCACCAAAAGAGAACTCAACTTTGTATTCTTTTCTATTTGCATTAATATTCATCATAATTTTTACCCTTTCCCACCCTATCGTCCATATAGGGAAAGGTGCGGATTTTACACCGCACCTACCTTTTAAATTGATTATTCTGTTACATCATCAAGATATGATGTGTAGTCGGCTGTTTTGGCGTTTGTGCCACCAATCGACACAGCCTTTGATTTAGTCGATTGGCTTATTATTCCCCCACCTTTGTTACTGTGAATGCGCCACCAGCACCCTCGACAATTTGAAGCTTGTCTGTGCATTCGATAGGTGAAGTGTTAGGGACTGCTGTTACTGTCATTTCAAGTACCGAATCAGTACCAGAAACATCATTAGGCGTTGCTGTTACCTGCCCGACAAATGCGTACTTAGCAACCGCACCTAATCCGTCAGAACCATATAACTGAATAATATCTAACTGCTTACCCTCTGCTTTGATTAAGTCCTGCAAATAAGCCTTTTCAAGGTTTCCTGTGTAAGTCTTAGCGTCAGATGTTTTGATACCCATTAAGAATGTCTGTGAATCATCTTCAAATGTTGTACTTTCAACTGTGTTAGGTGCTGATACTGGTGCTGAAATTGACTTGGCCGCTACCATTAACTTGTATGAGCCTGCAAAACCATCTTCGCTATGCTCCTTGTAGATAACCCTAGCTTTATAACTTGTACTTGCCATTGCTTTGTCTACCTCCTAAAAATTTGCAAAAAATAAGAGCATTTCTGCTCTCCGTTACAATAATCTGTCATTTGCCGCTATCATTCGTCTGAATCTAGCGGTACTCTTATGTACTTTATTGCTGATTGAGAACTCTGGCATTGGTTTGCCTTGAAATCTCATTTCTTTAAAAACATTCATAACCGTTGCCGTAACCTTGCGACAGTCAGACTTACTTGTGTTAGTGGTAACATCTACTTGAAATGTTGCTAACAATGCGTTGATTGTCTGTCCGTCAAGTGTTTGTCCTTGCTCTACCGCCGGTAACAGATGTATGTATACTGTTGGGAATACTGCTTGACCGCTGTTTTCCCCCTCATTTGTTATAACTATCTTGGGGTACGCTTTCTTTAATTGTGTTAGGGTTTTAGCCTTGACAAGTGCCGTGACTGTGTTTTCAAGGTCTGTCGCCCAATCGTTTGCATTTGCCATTAACCAAACACCCTCCTTGCTACCTCAACATATTTCTGTATAATTTCCATATCAGCCTTATAAACAGGCATTTGTGCTTCTACGCCGTGTGTAAGAACTAAGCTTCCGTCATCATCATAGTAACCCCACACTTTTTGTATGCCGTGATGTTCGCCGTATGAGCCTATAACCATACCATTAACAACGCCTTTATCGTGTGGACTACTTCCAGCCGCTCCATTGTAGAATACACCAGCTCCGAACTCTATAAACATAAGTTCTTTGCCCTCTACAATTAATTTTGCTTCAACATATTCTCTTGTGGATTTCATTTCAACATAACTGTGATGGCTTGTATCTGAACCGCTACGAACACCTTTCTCATCATATGTATAACTTGCTTTTGCCATATTTTCATCAATGACAGGTATTCCGACTTCTGCAAGTTCTTTGACAAGCAGTGAAGTTTTTTTGATAAGCCAGTTCTTATACTGTTGTAGCTGTCTGATAGCTTCATTTACAGACTTTTCAGACAAGGATATATTAATTGTATGTCTTGCCATAATGCACCTACTTCACAACCGCTTTAAGCATATACTTAGTTGAATATAATGCCGGTTTAATGCCTACAATGGTAAAGTCTGCTGATGTTTCATCAACAAGGCTATCATCTGTGTATGTAGGCTTGCTATCAAGCCATATAAGGTCGCCTTTTTGAACAGGCAACATATTCCTATCTGTCAGTAAAATAGCGTCAAAATCAGCGGTATCAAAGCCGTATTCTTTACTCTGTGCTTCTCCGCCGCTGAACGATATGTTAGCTTTAAAATCAACCGGCTCTGAAAAGCCTGTTTTCTCTTCAAGAACTTTGGGTATCTTATTTCCCTCATCATCAAGATAAGGAATGAAGTTGCCCTCTGTGTCGGTATATCCCTCATAAAGGATATTGCCGTCATCGTCTCTTTCATAGATAGTTACTGTCTGCCCTTGAAGTGAATACTTCATAGCCTGCTTATTAATGTCAAGCATTGTTCTTTACCTGCTTATAAATCTGATTTACGCCTGTACTTGACAATCCAGACACAATTCCTACTGCGATTGCATTAAGAATGTCATTTGCCGGGAAATCTGGTATTACATACATACCTATAACGCCTAAGATAGCACCTGCAACGCCTACGATTATAGGAATGTAATTATCCTTAATGTGCGGAATTGCCTTAGCTCCTAAGCCTATCAGATATGTTATTACAACGATTGCAACTACTGTTGATACTGATGTTATATCCATTCTGTTATACCTCCTTGTCATCATTAAGTCTTGTCTCTATGCCATCAATTCTGTGATGTGCTGACTTAACACTTTCTTCAACTTTAATTATCCTACTATCGTGAGAATTAAGTTCTTTCCGCATTTCTGTGACTTCGTTCTTAATCTCCGTTGTATTGTTGGATATTGCATCAAGTTTCATATTTATTCGCGTGTTCTCTTTCACACGTTCTTCAAGTTCTACTCTGTCACTTCGTTTATCATTCTTAGAGTTGAATGATAAACTGAAAAATCCGAAAAAGACGGAAAAAGCAACTGAAATTATGCTTATAATTACTGCTATTGGCATTGATATACCGCCTTTCATAATTAATAATGGCACACAGCCCACCACCCTTAATGTGTGCCGCCTGCTAACATATTGCTGACATCAGCAAAATGCTAACGCACAATCTTCTATAACACTTTAGCAAATGGAAATACCCCAACAAATAAGCTGTCTCTGTCTTTCCAAGTTCTGTTTACGCCATTCTCACTAAAGCTTGCCATAAATGCTTCGCCTGCCTGTGAATGGTCATAGACCGCAAGATTGACGATAACACTCTCAAATTTCTTCAAGTCTTCGGTTATCATTTCATTTGTGTAGCTGTCGGGGTAATTTCTTCTTGCCTTTACATCTTCTGTAGCTTGCTTAATGAGCTGTTTGATTATCGGGTTATCTTCTTTGTTATCGAACACTACCACATCAGATGTAGTGTCATCTTCATTTGTGACTGTATCAATATGAAATTGTTTAAGTCTGATTTTGACTTGCTCCAATGTGGTGTATTCCATAACTATCTCCTATAATCCTAACTTTTCAATTAACAGTTCTTTAAGTTCTGCTCCTGTAAGCTCCATTGCATTCTCAATGCCTTGTTCTAAGGCAAGTGTCTGTAAGTCCGCTGTTGGCATACGCTTAATAGCTGTCTTTGTGTAATCGCTTGTAGGTTGAACAGGAAACTTGTCCTGCTCTTCCTCATATTTAAGCTCATCTCCATAAACAGCTTCCTGTCTTGCATTATCTGCTGTTACTTCTTCGCTCTGCTTTGCGGCGTTGATTTTGTGTCGTCTTAATAACATACAATCACTCCTTTACGCCTTGAACTTGGCAAGAACTACCTTAGAATCATTGCTAAGAACAGCTGTGTAATGCTCATCACCAGATATAACAGTTGTCTTTGCAAGAATATCTCTGTCAGATTCAATCTCAACGCTTCTCTTCATATAGATTGTAAGTGCGTTCTCTTCCTCTGACACGCCATCTGCACCTGTGTCCTCGTTAGGGTCTTCTGCTGATACGATAACAATAGGACAAGCATAGAATTCTGTTGTAACAGCCTTTAACTTGCTACCTACCTTTATTTCCTTATCCTTTGACTTAAGCGTATGTGCAAGTGCTGTATTAAGGTGAACATTAGTTGCGTCTTCGCTCGTTGTGTCAGCTACAATATTAATTGTTCCTGTTGAATCATCAAGCTCATACTTAACTAACTTAACTTTCTTAGACTTAACAACTTGCGCTCCTGCAATAGAGCCGATAGTGCCGTTCATAATCACATTAAGTGGGTACTTATCGTTGCTCTTAAAATCATCGTCATTAAGCAATGTGGCTTCCTGTGCTGGATTAATGAACAGTATCTTTGTAAGTGATGAATCTGATTCATCATCAAACTTGCTATTAGCCGCTACAACTGCTGAATAGCTGACAGGTGCTGCTGTTCCATCGTAATCAATAGGTGCTGTGCAAAGTGCGTCATAGCTGTCATTATCTACCTTTGCAGCGATTGACATAGCAATCTGGTTGATAGCTGTACCAAGTGGGTCGCCATAACCAGATAATACTGATTCATCTGTAAGCTCTACAGCCTTACCTGCTTTCTTAACCTTTGCTTCTGTTGTAGATGTTGTAAGTACTGTTGTACCCATAGCAACACCTTCTGCTACATCTTCTGCGTCACCAATATAAGCAAACTTTGGTACAATGATTGTGCTTCCTGGTCTGCCTACAAGTGTTGTATCAACTCTTGCGATAGGTGAGAACTTAATCTTCTTTGGCAACTTAGCTGATACCATATCAGCCATTACCTGTGGATCTACTAAATTTGCTAACTTAGTCTGTGGCATAGTTTGTTTACCTCCGTTTTCTACTCTGTGAACTTCTTATAAAGTTCTGGATTCTTATTTTTGAACTCCACTCTTTCGTGGTAATTCATCCTGTTAAACTGTTCCTGTGTTACTGTGCTTTCTTCTCCACCGCCTGCATTAATAGCTGGTCTTGATTTAAGCCACTCTGCCTTAGCTTCTTTAACCTGTCTTTGCACTTCATTAGCAATTACAGTTGCTATAAGGCTATGGTCTGCATCTGCAACCGCCTCAATCAAAGAATCAATATCATTTCCATCGCCTATAACTTTCTGATAAGCGTTGACAGCTTTCATATGATTAAGTTCTTTGCTCATATTCTCGAACTTTTCAGCCTGCAACTTTTCAGCTTCCGCCTTTGCTTCTGCCTCCTGTTCTTCTGCTGTCTGCTTTGAGCGAAGTTCTTTCTTGTACTTAGCTGCTTCTGAACTGGCTTTATCAGAAGCGTTCTTATACTTCTCTTTTTCAGCTCTTTCACTAGCAAGTTGTGCCATAAGTTCTTCTACACTAGGTGTCTGTTCTTCGTTCTGTGGCTCATTATTAGTTGTTGGTTCTGTTGTTGTGTTAGTTACATCTGCCATAATTTCTTTACCTCTGCTTTCTGCGTTTTTTGTTGTTCTCTCAACTTCTTGCGATATTTGTATTGCCCTTTCTCTAGGGCATATAAAAAGCCACAAGGCATTTACTACCCTGTGGCTCAATATCAATTATTTATCTGTTCTGCTCTTATCTATAACTGGACTATTTTCTGTCTGGTCTGATAAGTCTTGCATTGTGCGGTCTTTGTTAGGTGATTGTTCGCCATCTCCGCCCTCCGCTTGGTTCTGTGTGTCTTTGTTGATTATACTGTCTTGATATGCCTTAATCATCTCTCCGCTTCTCGCTACAACATCGTTAGGGTCGTCAAAGAACGGAATCGCATCAACTGTATCTTTAAGGCTAAATCCGTGGCTTATCAATGTTGCCATAGCATTAACCTTGGTTGACATTTCATAAGTTTTTTGTCGCTTAATGTTAGGCTTTACATCTCTTGCCCTTAATTTAAGTAATGGGTTGCTACTGTTAACATTGTTTGACAACTTAATAGCCGCAAGAACAACTTTTATTTCTTCCATTTTACAGCCATCAGTAATTAATTGCTGTTTTGCCGCCGCTGTTTCTGCTTGTGACCAACCTGTTGCATCTGACATTGCAACTCCTGTACTGCCACCGCTATTATCATTTCGTTGTGGTACATTGCATTTCTGCAAGATTATCTGTCGCCTTGATTGAATGTTATTAAGCATACCTGTGTAATCGTAATTAATTGCAAGTGGCTCAACTATTGGAGTTTTACCATCTGCTGATGTATAGGTCTGCATCCATTCTCCAGATTTTGGTTTCCTTACAGTTTCTTCAATAGTCTGTGTGCCATCCTCATTGTCTGTAACTTTTTTCTCTACAGGAAAGTCAACATCGTTTGTATGCCAAACTGCCTGTGTGTTCTGTTCAACATCATTGGTAAAATCTGAAATAAGTAAATTTAAGTTATTCATTTCAGATATTTGCCGTTCAAAACAGCCCATCCTGTCGAATGACCTTGTATATTCAATAATAGGGATTTTATGCAGCGGATTCTCTTCTCCGCTTCTCTTTAAAAATCCCCATTTTGTCTTTCCTTTTTCTGGTCCATTAGTAATTTTTATTCCGTCAGTGATTTCATATCGGATGTCTTTAGTAAAACAAGTATAATATCTTGTTCCACTATGCTTATCCTTGATATAAGTACCTGCAAGAATAACTCTCTTGTCATTATAAGCTGTTGACCTTATAACAAATGTTGTTCTTGGGTCTAATATGTCATATGTAAAATAACTTTCCCCATCTTCATACTCTGTGTTAGCATCAATAAAGACATATCCAACGCCGCCAATTTCAACATATCTTGCAAGTTCCTGTTGCTTCTGCCTTGCATTCTGCGATTCATAGCAACTATTTAATTCTGCTATAGCTTCTGTAAGGTTAGAATCCTCATTGTCGCCATTTTGAACAAGTGTTATAGGATTCCCCCATTTAAAGCCTAAATTAAACTCTGTGACCTCGTTAGCCACATTATCACAGCACTCACAGTCAATGTCTGGTCTGTAAGTCTTTGGATTCTTCCTAACTATTGGCTGTATTCCTGCATCATAATCAAGAAGAAATTGTATTCTGTTGGAATTAATATCATGTTCCAAAATTGCTTCACGCAAAATCGGTATTATATTGTCAGATGTTATTTCTTTTGCATCTGTATAAATAGCAATTCTTCCTGTCTGCATTTCTTGCACCTCTAATAAAATGTCATACCACTTGAGCTTCTACTCTGCGGCACTTCTTTAATTTGAAAATTATCATCATCATTTGGCACATACCAAATCCATTTGCCGCAATGTTTGCAAGCTAGTTTGTGTGTGCGTGGGTCTTTCTTATCTGCCTTGGTTAAAAACTTATGGCAGTTCGGACACATAATTGACTTGTCTTTATTCATATAAAATTCCATATATTACCTCTTTGCATAACAAAAGCACCGCCACAATTAAGTAACGGTGCTTTCGATAAGGAATGTGTTTATGAAGAAACATCTTTGTGACTTCTTACAGATATACTATACCACGCCGGCAATGTGACATTCTATGACATCTTTTACAGATATTCACTCCCATATTTGTCTTCAAAGGCTTGTAATGCTTTAGCGTGTATCCTGTGTACCTGTCGCCAACACCAGTCTGTTTCATTTGCAATTTTTTCAAATGTAAATTTTCTAATATATCTTAGAAACAATACTGTATAATAGTCTTCATTGTTTATCTGCTCTATCTGCTCTATTATTTTGTTTTTTACATCAATATATTTATCTATAAGCTTATCAAGGCTTTCTTCCATTTGTTCAAGTCTGACATATCCGCAGCCTGTTTTGTCTGGATCTGATGATGACATAACTCTTTCTTCATTAACAGCCGCTGATATGCTGTATGATAATTCTTTATACTGTGTTATTTCTATCAATTTATTATCAATTATCTTGTTGTAATAACTTATCTGATTCAGATAATCCTTAGTTGTCATAATAGATTAACCTCCTATATCGGGCTTGACATAATGACTGTTTTTTTAACCCGATTTCCTTTTGTCATCCTCAATGCAAAATTTGAAAATACATCTGGTACATCATCAAGCTGTTTCTTTCCAGATACTGAATACTGTTTTAAAAGCGACATCATTATTCCATATGGTTCGTTTGGCTTGTAAAGCGATGAGTCTTTAAAAATAATGTGTTGCAAAATCCAGTTAGAACATTGAAAAATCCTTGCCTCTTTGTTTGTTTCTGTAGGTGTATCTGTAATATTGCATATCCAGCCTACACTCTCAACTCTCTTATTAACTTCCATTGCAACTCTGTCACCGCCAGCATTACGCTCAAATTCACACTCTTGTACTTTATTATTCACAAGCACTCCTGCAGCATTCCTGTATTGTTCTTCATAATCTGCTGTGTTATCGCATACGCAATCAATGCAGTAATAGTCTTCTCCGTACTTCTGTAATACAGGTAATACGAAATAGTCTGTTCCTTTACCCTTAGTATCGCATTGTGCTGTGATAATTTCTGGTTCTCCGTGTGGTAAATTAAGGTATCTGCGGATTTTATCGTCCGGGAATAATAAGCCCTCACGTTCTATAGGGTCTTGTTTATACAGGCAGCGATATGAGATTTCATCCATAAGTAGCTGAATATCTTCAAAATCCTTTACTGTATATCCACCAAATTCAAAGTCAAAATTACTTTCTCCTGTTACTGGGTCTACATCAGGCACGGATATTACTTTAACTCGTTTGTTTCCCTCATAAGCTTGTATAATACGTCCTATTACGTCTCTAACGCTCCACCTTGTAGCAATATGTATTTCTTTACATGGGTTTCCATCCTCGTCCGGTATCTTTCTTTGTCGTGCATCTACTGCATATTTATCCCACAATTTATCAAGATAGGTTGGGTTTAGTGCTTCTTCAATGCCGCCTATCATATCATCAACTAGCAGAAATTTGTTTGCACGAACTTTACCGGCATTTTTACTGCCGACGGATGTACATTGTACAGATTGAAACGGCTTATATTTTCCTACGTTAAACTGTTCAAGTTTTGCATTTGTACTTGTTACTTCAAGTCCAGGGAACACTTCTCCCCATGTATACTCGTCAGCGTTTGTGACAATATCGTATACTCCATCATAATACATTCGTGTAATGTCTCCGCTGTGTGAATAAAAAAGGTTATATCCGTTTGAGTACCAACCTATAACCGCAGAATGGAAAAACTTTTCGATTGTGGTTTTTCCTGTTCCGGGTGGGAGAGAAATACATAAAATATCATATTTATCATCAATCATGCCTTGTAATGCTTCTATTAAGCCTATTTTGATAAACTGTTTTCTTCTTGGCATATAGAATCTTTCTTTAGGTTCACGTTTCTTTTCTATGTATCTAAAAAAACTGTCAACAACCTTGTTTTGTGCTTCAATCAGTAAAATATCATAAAACCAATTAATCAGCTCATATTCCGTTTTATTTGCAAACGCATACTTCTCTAAATCCCATATCGTTCCACCTGTCTTGTCCTTGCAGAAACGCTCTATAAGCTCTTTTGTCCTTTTGGTAAGCTGTAGCCCATACTCAATATCTTTTTCGCCATTTACGGCTACATTGCAAGCGTCTACATAGGCATTAATTACCTGTTCATCAATTCCATTTCTCTTTATGTAATTTTCATATCCATTAACTGTAGAAATAAGGCTCTGACTAGCCATAAGAAAAGCACCTCCGCCTTTTAGCAGAAGTGCCTTATAGACTTCTGCCTATAATTGTTTTAGGGTAGCGACTGAAATCATTTATCAGCCGGTATTAACATTTTATTTCACTTCAATATCTGGAACAATTCTCTCTGGGTAAAATATCAGTTCATAATGGTACTTGTCTGTTCCGCTTGGTTCTGTCTGTTCCATAACATAACAAGTCCAATCATTCAGATAGATGTAATCCTTGTAGTATGTATTTTCTCCTGTCTTAATTGTAACAACAAGTTCATTTGCATTGTTATTACTCAATGCCATATATCCCTCTGCCTGCAACATAATTGTATCTGTTCTGGCATTTGTAACTGTAATTTTTCGATACAAATTAAATTCATCGGCATCCTTTGACAAATTGTGGTTCACAACAGTAGATGTTCTACAACCTGTTAATCCTGCCACCATAATAATCATTGCCATTGCAATACTTAATTTCTTTTTCATAACCTCATTCCTTTCTCACACCATTTGCTAATGATTTTGTTTCCTCTAATATTTTCATTGCTAAAGCTCTTGAAAACTCCATATTGTCTTTAGGGTATCTTCCTAAGATTGATTTTGCGTACTCATTAACTGCATCAACGGAAACATCAATACCTATTACTTTTTCAGATACCTCAACACATTCTGTTCTCTTTTCATCATTTGTGCATTTATTGTCTTTGTTGTATCGGCAAGTAATTAAGTTACAATCATTCATTCCTCATAAACCTCTCAAAATCTTTTCTGCACTTAGGGCATAATTCATATGTTTTTTCTAAAAATTCATATCTGCGGACATTCTTGATTTCAAGACACATATCATTATCTTCAAAAGTGGGAACTATATCTCCGCAACATCCAACTTGCTTAAATCTAACTTCTTTCCAACTCTTAGGAATTATCTCTTTTCCGCACCTGTCACAAGTGTGCCATTCTTTTTGATGTTTCATTCTTCCACCAACTTTCTAAGAGCCATAAGTAAAAAGCTGTTTGTATATTCGTTCATTTAACGCTTTTTCTAATTCGTCTTTGTACCTAAATGGACTTAAAGGACTTTTTATTTCTTCCCTCAATATAGGCGACATATTGTCTATCAAAATGCCTTGTGTGGCACTTGCGCAATTTTGTGGTGGCAAATCCATTAAAGTGCATAACTCCATTCTTTTATGGTCACATTTTTCAGATTTAGGGCAACTTTTACATTTTTCTGCTAATTCACTTAAAGGTTCTGCCATTATTGCACCAACTTTCTGCCGCAGATAGGGCAATAGTTAATCTCAAATGCTCCTTCTCCGTATTCATCAGCGCTATTGTCATAGTGAAGTGAATATGAGTAGCCAAAATTATTTTTTACTATATGAGCATTTCCATACGTGAAGCCGTTTTCAATCCTTTTCTCTCTGCCATCGCAAAACTTACACATATCACTTCTTCCCCCATAAATTATCCGGTAATTCTTCGCCGCCGTAAATCTTGTTAGCGTATTTCTTAAATGTCGGTACGCTACAACCTGCTACTTTTGCCGCCTTTACCTGTGAAACCTGTCCCGATATGTATAAGTTAATTGCTTCATAAAACTTATCTTTGTTTAGTGGGTGTACTCCCATAGCCATAATAATCACTCCTTGCTTTCACACCAACTGCTCTTACAAGCGTGATTCATAATGTTAATTAAAACCTTTTCAGAAGAAAAGTGAACTAAGCTGTAATCACATTGTGCTGAAAACTTTGTATTGAAATATTCATCAACTAACATCTTGTAGTCTGCATTATCGTCGATATCACTTATAGCCGCATAATAGGTATCTGTATATCCGTCACGCTCTATGTCAGTTTCTTTTGTTAAATTATCTACTACTCTTGATAAAACCTTATCTGTTAATGGGTAGTGATATTCTCCAGTACATTCTCCGTGTTTATCTAAAAAGTATTTAAAGAATGCTTCTGTATTTTCTTTGAGCGTTTCATCGTTAGTCCAATCATAAGCTATCTTGCCAGCTCTGCTTATCATTCTTTCTTCGGCAACTTCCCAATCACTTTGAGAGTATTCGCTTATCGGCTTAAACTCTTTCGCTTTTTTATCTTTGGGTAAAAAAGAATTACATTGTTCTCTGTTAAGAGAATTACATTCTGTACTATTTGATTTGTAATCTTTGTTTAAGTAATCTATGTTAGTACTCTTTGGTATTGCTTCGTCACTAGCTTGTGTTTGATTTTTCATTGGCTCATTATTGATTACGCACTCGTGCGTAATGGTTTTTTCATTTTCTGGAATTTCAATTTTATAATCGCTTAATGGATAGCCATTCTTTTTAAGGTCCTTTGCAATATTTACAAGATTTACCCTATATTGTAATGTTCTATCCCACTTATATTTAGGGTTATTTCGTTTTGAGATATAACCCATATTCACCAAATCGCTGATATATCTTCTTATCTGGCTTGCAGATAAACCTAACATAACCTCATCCGCTAATTCCTCGGCAGTTTTATATATCCAACCATAGAAAAGCTCTCTTTCTTCTTCTCCATTGTTCTTCGCAATCTCATTTTCTTTCTTGATAAACTTATCGGCATCTGAAACTCTTTCAGACCAATAGATAAACTGATTGAGAATGATTGCTTTTCTATAATCGTTTGTTATTGATAATAAATCTTCTCTAATTACTGCTTTTTTAATTTTTATGTCTGCCATATTTTACCTCCTACGATAGATAACCCTACGATTTATATAAAAACAGTTACCAGGAGTTCGTAGGTTACTCTTTTCGTGTTGCAATCACTAGGCAACTGATTTTACCAAATTAAATTAAAATACTTTTTTCTTCCATTCTTCTTTATTTTTAACCCCATTACTTGTTTCTTTCACAAAAGTAAACATTTTATTAAAATCTTCTGCGTTTATATAAATGCTCCCATTGAAAATATAAGTTTTCAATCCAAGTTTTGTCACAAGCTTTCTTACATCATACACATTAAAGTTGTGAATATTCGTTTGACTTTTGATTATTGTTTTTATTCTAGTGTATGAATAATCACTATTTCCGGCTTTCTTGTTATATTTCGGCTTATATTTTTTGATAAATCCTGTTTCTTTATCATCCAATTCACTTTCTTTACAATTAATAATTGCTATTTTGGTGAATTTTTTATCTTTATGTGAATATGGTCTTGCTAATCCTATTTTAGATTGTCCAACATAAACAACCTCGTCCTCATCCATAAGAAAATAGATTATAGGGCTTTGAACATTAGGAAGTATTCTTGAATTTTCATTTTCTGCAAAATTCATAATATTATTACCTGCCTTTCTGATAACTGCCTTATTAACAAAACAACAAACAGGCACTAAGGCTTGTGCTTTTCGGTAGCTAACCTAGTTTGTTGTAATCGGATAGACAGGACCTGAACCTGTGACTACTTGAATAAATCAAGCGTTACTCCCAACTGAACTACTATCCGTCAACTTGTCAGAAATTCTTACAAGTTGAAATAAAAAAGACTAGCACAGAGAGATTAAACAATTCACATTTATAAATTGCTTTGGAAGTCATTTATGCGCTTAAAAATGTTTTGAGGGGATATAAAGTGCTAGTCTTTAATGGCAGTATAGGGTATGAGCCTATAACAGGTCGTGGCAAAGCTGGATGTATCATTCTACCCGTGCAGTTGGGTTGTTCAAAGAAAGTGGCTTCGCTCGCTGTCTATCCCTTATGGATAACCGCCTAATTATGAGATCATTATTACGTGTTGTATTACACGTAAAACCTCACGGACTTTCTGACGGTCCTTAACAGCTCTTGCTATGAGGCGAAAGAAGAACTTAATGTCATGGTAATTCCACCAAACCAGTAAGTTCAAAGGTGCAAGTAACGATTAAGTACTTGCGAACTGCCCCTATCAGAATCGAACTGATGATGTAAGAATCAAAATCTTATGCCTTGACCGCTTGGCTAAGGGGCAATTAAGCTACTCTTTATCTTCAAAGAGTGCTGCAATATCATTTGTACTATTAATCTGTTCTACAAAGTTATCTGTGCCGTTAGGATGTGTGTCTGGATTACCATTGCAATTCTTACAAGGCGATTCAAACCACATTTTAAATTTATACAAGCAATTACAGCAATCTTTTTCTGGCTTAAGCATTAGACATCACCTGCCTGTCTATGATTAGCTCTGCAAGAATCAAAGCCATTCGGATAACGCGCTATAAGCTTATCTATATTTGTCTGCATTACATCATCAAGATTAAAGCCACAAGCTTCACAAATCATAGCAATGTACCACATTACATCGCCACACTCTTTCTTGAGGTGTTCTAGGTCTATGCCTTTTTCGTGGAATATGCCCTTTTTAACAAGGTCTGACACTTCACCAGCTTCGCCAGTTAAACCTAAGACACCATTAAGAAGTCCTGCTATGTCATTTATGTTGCTACACTTAGCATTGTTTTCTGTTAGAGGACTAAGTGGAAGCTTACCGGTTAATTCAGTACTTAACCTATGATGAGCCATTTTATCGTTAGTACGCATAGCCAAAGCCTGATATTCATTGCCCTGCATTTCTAACCCCTTTTTTATATTTTAAAAATTTTTGGAAATAGCCCGATTGAGTAATCGGTATCTGATGTGCGTTTATAAAATCATTAGAATTAAATTAACTGTATTTATTATACACCTATTTATAGGTTTTGTACAGTAATTATTGACTAAATTATATAGGTTTTATTAAGGCTATATTAATAAATATATTAGTTGTTATATATGGGTTAATAAGTTATTAATTATTGGGTATATAAATATATATATAAATAAATGCGTATATATAAATATAATAAGCCTTTTTATTTTTGAGAATATTTGAGCGACTTAGTTAGGGCAAAATCCTGGAGGCTAACAACCCCCAGCCCCTATTTATAAAATTGTGCCTGTTTGGTATGGATATTTCAAACAATTAACACAATTTACATTATATCTGCACCATAACGCCGATAAACCTTAATTTATCAGCGTTATATAAATGCTTAACACTCATAAACCCAGTATTTAAGCAGTTTCTAAGCTGTTTAAATTGTGTCAGAATTGTTTATAGTGTTTATCTGCTGTTTATCCATCAATTGTGTATTGTTTTGGCTCAATTGTGGAAGTTCTGACGCGGTCTTAATGACTTTCGTGGTGCTTTCTCTGCTGACACCGGGAAGATTCCAACCGAAACGGCGATTCATGACCGCAAGCTGTCCGACTGGGTTCTTGCCGGACCAGAGCCGAGCCTCTCCGCTAGATTCGTAATCTTTAGACAGTTTTTGATATAAATTGTTTGCCGATGTACTTAGTTGTGGTGTCCTGTTCTCACTTCCCCAGTTATATATAACATCTTCTCTTATACCGGTTAATTTACAATAACCACTTATAGTACATATTTTATTATACTTATAACACATATATATATAATAATCTGCTATATAGTTAAGATATTCATAATTATAACTATTACAATTACTATTATTTATATTACTATATTGATTATTATAATTATTATTATTATATCCCTGTAATTTACCCTTTAATTTTAATCTATTAGTGCCCTTAAAAGTATTATTATATACATAAATCAAGGCGGCATAAAAAAGGGATTGCGGAGCCGCTGCCATATCTTTAATGTTTTCATCTGTGCAAAATCTTTTGAAATACATATCGATTTCATTTTCGAAAATTTCTTGACTTTCTGGTGCTTCCTGTACTTTCTCCATCTGTTCCCCTTTCTGCTGGGTCTGCTCCAGCTAACTAATTTTATATATCTAATAACATAAAAATAACCCGATAACAATATTAATATTATCGGGTGTAAATCTTATATATTTAATTATTAAAATAATATAGCATAAATATATTATAAAGTCAATTTTAATTTTAAGCTTGACATAATGTAAAAATCTGTTTATTATGTTAAGCATAAACAGTAACATAAAAATGTATTGAAATATGCTATTTTGTATTTTTAAACAATAACATCGGATGTATTGAAATATGCTATTTTAAACGTATACCCAACAAATTCCTTGCCGGCGTTCCTTGTTTCTTCTACTGCAAATAAATAACTGTCATAGTCTGCGTATTTTGCAACATTTTCATTTGTGAAGAACTTTGCTAAACTCTTTAAATCTGTTTTATTTGGCTCTCCGTTCTTATTTCTTCTAACTGTTAAATATCTCATGATCCTTTATCCTCCAATTCTTAAATTCTGTCGCCTGCTCTACAACCGTTCCTTAAAGTTTCTGCTATTCTTTAGTATAAGTCATCCTTTACATCAATTCTTTTTCGATTTCTTCGTTGCTAAGTTTTTCCAAGGTGTCTACATACACCGCCACCTCACTGGATTCTAGTAGAATCCAGACAGCCGTCCTTTTATTGCGGCATTGGCAGATAGAGATTGTGTTATCATCTATCCACTCTTGAACTCTTTCGGCATCGTCGGCGACATCGTAATAATTAATGTCGCATAATGCCTCTCTAACCGCTTTCCTCTCTTGCTCGGTCACTTCGCGCCCTTCGTACCATTCTAATTTTTTCATATTCAAAACCTCCTTAGTATTGTTTTACTTCCTTTCTTCTTGCGCTTATTTTATTCAATTACTTTCCAAGTGCTGCCATTATCAAATTCATCAGAATATCTATTTAACACATCTGCCAGATCCTGGAGGCTCTTAGCTTCCTTGATACCTTTCTTGTATTCTTCCCACGCCTTGAGATATTCGGCGAAGTTGTCGCCAGTGTAATCCTCTTCTGTCATCTCCATTTCTGGGTAATAATACTCCTTAGCTTCTTCTAAACTCTCAAACTCTGCTTCTTTGTCAAAACTGTTTATCATTTTCATAATATTTCACCTCTCAGCCTTTCGGATACCCTTTCTTTTAATGTACCTTAAGTATATACCGATAGCGTTATATAGTCAATAGAAAAATTAAAAAATTAAATTAAAATGGACATTCATTTTTATTAAGCTGATCCGCTTCCTCTTCCTGTTCTATCTGCTGCACTTTCTCCAGCACCGCCGAAACAATAAAGCCGTTTAAGCTGTTGCCTGCGGCGGCTCTGATTCTTTTCTCATCTTCTTTCTTGAATCTTACTAGGCTCTTAAAATATGCCTTATTATCATATTTCTGTGTTGCTCTTGCTTGTGCTTTACTTACTGCCATTTTTTCAACCTCCGTTTTCTAATATAAAGATAGCATTATTATATAGTAGCGATATACGCTTGTCAATCCATAAATAAAGATAGCTTTATACATATTGCACAATAAAAATATATAGATAGCTTTATATATTTGTTACATTTTGCAACTTGTAATTATATAACGATATCTTTATAATAAGAGCATAAATAAAAGGCGGTTGCAATCCTACTAAGACAAACAACCGCCACCAATCAAAAAAGAAAGGTAAGCCGATTATACCACAGTCGGCGAAATGGTACAAGAACATGAGATTTGAAGTTAAGGGTGGCACAATTACAAGCGAAACATTATGGAAAACAGACATTTATAAGATAGTTGAAAAGATTCCATTCGGTTTCTATGTATGGAATATCGGCGAGAATATGGGGAGTGATGAATATATTCCACTCTGTCAAGATTTGTGTCCAGGAATTAAAGATGATTACTCTATCAACTCTGACACTTTAAAAGCTATTAAGTTGCCAAAAGAAGAGGTTGAGTTATTAAGAGAAGCCGCAGCGTGTGGAGTTAATAGCATAGAGACAGCAAGAAAGGCATTAAAGAGCCGCCGCCATAGTTATACGGCTGAAAAGAAGAGAGAAAACGCACGCAAAACAATAGATATATTTGAAAGGATTACAGAATAAGGAGATTCAAAAATGAAAATAGGTGACAAGATTATTTGCGGTAATAAAATAGAATGCACTTTTAAAAAGTGCGAAATAGCTAAAAATGGTGAAGTAATAATATACGCTAATTGTAAAGGTGGTACGATTATAGCACCTTGGGAAATGTTTAAGGAGGGTTAATATTATGATGATTTTACTTGAAAAGATTAAGAAGTTGGAACAACTGGAGAAAGCCGCAGACGAAGCAGAGGCAAAATATACAAAAGAGCCAGAAAATGCAGAGCTTGAAAGTGCCTTTGATGAGGCATACAAGGCAGAATTTGACGCATATATCAACGCTGCAAGGTATATCGAATATATGACAGGCGGCGCGGTTGATTTTATGAAAGCAAAGGAATTGATACAGACTAAGCGCGCGGAGCTTTTGCGGCTCTTAGCATAATTAGCAAGGTCGGCTTTTCCGGAGGTTCGATTCCTCCGGCTTGCTTTTACCCGGAAAAACCGGGAAATTTTAAAAATATGGAGGTCTGCGATATGACAATATATGAAAAATTAGACACTTTAACAGCCGGAGAAATCCGCGGAAATTTAGAAAAATTTACATTCATTTATGGAACAAAGGCAACTAAAATCTTGGAGCTCGAAAAAATAGCGGATTTTTCTTTCTGGGATAATGGGCAAAGCGTAATTATATATGCAGGTCTGCAAGCTGTTTACGATTGTAATTATGATATTTTTTATGGCTTAAAAAGGCTTACAACTTGTTATAATAAAAGCGGTCTATTTTATGAATTTAATAATTAATAACTTAATCAAGGGCGTATATTCTGCGCCCTTTTTGGCGTTTCTTGGGGCTTTGCGTGGGTTCGATTCCTGCGGATGCATTAGCATATATATATTAATATGCTCTTGTTGTTGTACCTTGAAAAATTAATACAATAATGCTATGCTTATATATAGGACTTTTGCGTTTTTAGGTGTACAAGTGTACCCAATTGTGGCGCACGCTCTGTCAAATTCTCCAGAACTGACGGCAGCTCAACAGGCGTATTATATCCATTTTATACAATGCATTTAAAAGCATTTTAAGACTGTTTTGCTTTGTAGGCTTATAAATCTACATCGGCGCAATAAAACCGCTGTACAGGGCAAAGCACAAAGTCACAAAGTCAAAACAAGCACGAACCACAGCCGGTCAAGTTTATATAATGCACTTTAATCTATTAAAGTTTTTCATCAATTTTTCAAGGCAAATCTGAACAAAATTGAAGTCGGATTTCGGGAAAAGTTTTTCACAGATTTTTGAATATAAGATTGCATATGACGGGGGTATTGAAAACGGCACATTAAAAATTTTTGAGAAATTTTTTCGTTTTTTAGAGTAGGATTTGGACGAAATCCGAGCCAATTTTTGAAAATTATCAAAATCGAAATTATGAATATAAAATGTCATACCTAGGGGCGTTCAAAAAAATTCAGTTTATTTTTTCTGACAGCATTCTTCCGTATGTACTAACGCCTTACTTGAATACCGGCATTGACTAAGCTCATATATCAATAGCTCCTTAGTCATAGTCGGATTAGTCTTTTGAATTATTTTTAACAACTCATCAATACTCATTATCCCACTCTCCTAACTGCCCCTAAAACCATATCAACAATATCAAATATTTCATCTCCATAAGTTGCTACAAAGTCGCATAAAATTTCTTCTGTTTCAATCGGCAAATAAATATCATAAGACATACAGACAGCATGACATATTTCGTGTATCAGAACTTTGCGTTGCATAAATCCCTGTAGTTTGTCTGACAGATATATTGTATGCGTATTTCTGTCAGTTACACCTAAGCTAATTGTATTGTCTGACCGCCTTAATTTGCTTGAATTTGAATTTTTATATTGTATGTGCCAGATTGTACCATTAATGTTAAAAATCATCTGTATGCCCCCTTTTCTAAATAAAACAGGCTATGAATATTGCTACTCATAGCCCTTAATCTTAAAATTTCGACATAAGATTATTCATATTATTCTTGATTAAACTCTTTTCTTCGGTCGTGGCGTTATCGCTAACTATTTTAATTATCTCATTAGTAACAGTTTTAATGTATTTATCTAATGCTTTCATTCTTTGCTCTTTGTCCTCTGGTGTAGTTCCACTGTGCATTTCCTTAACTTCTGTGTAGTTTCTCTTTGCTCTGTCATAGCCACTTTCAGATGTATGTGTGGCTGTAGGCTCTGTATAGTACATTCTTCCGTATTCTCTATCCATATCCCTTTCTGGGTACATATGCATATAAGGTGGTTCTTCGTATCCTCTTCTGCCTACATAAGTACCTTTGCCTTTAGGGGCGTATCTGCCAGTAGTCTTGTATCTGTATTCATCATAGTATCTTCTGCCACCCTCTTCACCATATTCAGCTTTAAGGGTTCTGAGAAGCTCCTTATTGTACTCTTCTTCCTCTTCATCGGCTTTCTTCATAGACTTAACGATAACAGCCTTGTACTCTGCTTCACATAAGTCCTTAATCATATCGACAGCTTCGCCCATTTCCTCTGTATTGACATTCTCAACACCCTTATCAAGCTCGCCTAAGGCTTTCTCTGTAAGACATTCAATCATTTTGTGGATTCTTTCAATGTGCATACTCACACCTCCTTACGCTTCACGGACAGCAATTAAGTTACTGTTCTGAACCTCAATAGCCTGTGTAGATGTATTCTGAACCGCTACTGTACTGCAACAGCCGCAAGGTACATCAACATATGCCTGTGCCGATACATTAAATAAGTTTTCAACTGCGGCTGGCGTAACAATCATTCTTGTAGACTGTAAAGGTTCTCCATCCACTGCGATAGCAAGTGAAATAGCTTCTACTGTGCCACCTGTAGGTATCTGAATATTGCCGCTATACGATACTAAAAATCGTGCTTTACACTGATTTGTAATACCTCTCAACTTGATAATTCCGCTACCCTGTCTGTGTACGATACACTTACTACCGCAAACTGGTGTTTCTGTGAATGCCACATCTTCTCCAGCGGCAACTGTTTGTAATGAAATTCCTGTAATTTCCATTTTCTTTACCTCTCTTTCTAAAAAATAAGGGCAAACTATACAAGTCTGCCCTTTAAATTTAAGTAATACTGCTTAGCAGACATAATCTTTCGAGTGTTCTTTCGAGTGGAACTCAAAAGCACTCAATCCGATCAAGATACTTGATTATTTAGTTGTTTAGCAGCCGCAACCTGTATTACATCCGCATCCATAAGCATATCCGTAAAGGTTGCTTGCCGGGAATGATGGTACTGGTGTAGGTCTTACAGCGTCAATTATCTGATTTGTCTGCGCTGCCATTGTGGTAGTCAGAAGTGCATTCTGTCTATCCTGTGAAGCAGCTCTGCGTAAATCATTATTCTCTGCCTGTAATGTTGCGATCTTGTCATTTGTTAAGAAATCAAGGATTGCCCTTGTTCCTGCGTTCTGGCTGTCGATAATATCTCTTGTATTATTGTTCATTGTGTTCTGTAAAGCACAGGTGTTGGTTGCCATATTGTAGTTTACGCCCTGTATAGCTTCTCTTGTCTCACAGCAACAGTTAGCAAGCTGTGCCTGTAATGCGTTTGTATTCTGCATATTAGCGACTGTATCAGCGTTAATAGCCTGCTGGATGCCGTAGCCTGTCTGCATAATGTTTGTATTTATGCCATTAAAGCCTGTGAGCATACTGTTATTCATAGCGTAGAATCCATCGCAAAGTCCGTTAGAAATGCCGTCTAACTTGCTGATAACTGCGGAATTATCAAACCCTCTCTGAATTTCCGCTCCTACTCCGTTGTTTCCGCCGCTTCCGAAACCGCCAAAGCCGTTACCCCAGCCACCAAAAGCAATGAATAATACAAATACAACTATCCACCATGCACCACCGTCACCAAAAAAGCCGCTTCCGTTGTTTCCGTCGACATTCGCTACAAGTGGTACGCTTGCGCAATTTGAATTAAACATAATTTTTACCTCCTAAATTTTATATATACTTAATCTTGCAAGAATTAGTATCAAAGTTAATTAAAATGTGTTACAATATATTTGTACGGATAGGGTAGCTCCCGATAAGCTGTTTGTCCTAACAGTTTCCGTACATTACCGGTAGGACGTTTCACACTGAAAGGACAGGTGTTTTTTATGCAAGAAATTTGGAAAGATATCCCAAACTTTGAGGGCATTTATCAAGTAAGCAATCTTGGCAATGTAAAATCTTTGTCAAGATGTATCATTTATCGCGGTAATGTTTCCCATATCAAAGAAAAAATTATGAAGCCCTTTATAAACCGTGGTGGATACAAATGCATCAAGTTATCAAAAAATCAAAAGTACTATCCATTTAAAGTCCATAGACTTGTAGCTTTAGCTTTTATCCCCAATCCTAATAATTATGAATGTGTAAACCACAAAGATGAAAATAAACAAAACAACACAGTTTCAAATCTTGAGTGGTGCACCAAAAAGTATAATAATGAATATGGTTCAAAAGCCTTATGGAAACGAAAAGTTTATAAATACAACCTTAATGGAGTATTTCTTGATTCGTACGAAAGCGTTGTTGAAGCCTCAAAGGCAAACAAAATACCAATCAGTTCAATCCGAAGTACTTGTGATGGTAATAGTATAACAACTCATGGCTTAATATTTGTTTTTGATAAGAATGACATTTCAAACAGACTTGAACGGTTAAGAAAATCTAGTCCTATCGGTGTAGCAGTTTACGATTCAAATAAAAAATTAATCGAAAGGTTCGACTGCATTTCCGATGCGTGTTTAAAATACAATGTATCAAAAGCATCTATTCATAGGTGTTGTAAGCACCAGTTCAAAAAGTGTAAAGGTTACATTTGGGAATATTGTTAGTTTACTAGTTAGGGAATTGATTTTTAAAGTCGGTAAATGCTCTATCAAAGTCAATTCCTTTTTCTTTTGCTATATTTCTTCCAATTTCCTTAATTCCTTGTATATCACCTTTTTGTGCCATATCGAACATATTTTTAGCGAGTGGATTATTAGCTATTCTTGGATTGTTCATCATCTGTTGAGCTAACTGTTGTGGGTTACTGCCTATCATCTGTTGAAAAATGTTAATTGGGTTCATTCTCCATCACCGCCCTTACTTTGAGTTCTCGAAGTTTTTCTTTGCGTTCCTAAAGATTTATCAAACCTATCTTCCAACTGTCCTATTTTCTCTGATAACTCTTCAAACTTATTTAAGAATAGCTGTGTGCTTTCGTCTGATAGGGTAAATTTAGCGTTTTCTATGTCGGTTGTCGGATTACAAGCATTGCTTCCGCCTGGTTCTGTATAAGGCTTATACACAATCGTTCTAATTGTTCCGTCAGCATTCCAGCCCTTAACGTATATCTCCGACATATCCTGCTTAGGGAAAAAAGCCATACTTCCATCCATGGGCACTTCATTGGCATTAATATTTTCAACTGCCTGTACTATTCTTCCATTAATGCCTACTATCTGCTGTGGTATAGGTTGTTGATTCATCTGCATAGGCTGTTGTTGTAAGCTCTGCTGATAATTTTGCAAAAAGTTCATTCTATCCATATATGGATTTTGAGATTGCATATAAGAATTATTCATCATAGGCACTGCTTGATAAGGATTGTTCATTGTCTGCCTCCTCTAAAACTTCCTCGATTGCGTGGATAACAAGAGATAATGTCACCAAATCAAGTTTCTGTAATTCTTCTTTGCTTAAAATTTTTTCTCTAACTTCATCAGAAAACATTTGCATTACCTCTCTTTCTGATTACATTTTTGCATAAAAAAAGACGCTTAAAGCGACACATAATAGACATGTGTACGACATATAAGCGACAGCATTGAAATTATATAATTGTAAAACGTGATAAATACGGCATTAGCACTTCCTATATGCCATGCCAATGGCATTAAGTTTCTGCTAAAAATTCTTTAACTGTATTTCAATATTTCCATTGACTATAATAATCCTATCTATTATAGTCTTAAGTATCATGTTTTTTTGTTTCTTGTCGACCTTATCCCAAATGTCGGCAAGTTTTTTTATGTTCTCGTAAACAAACTCCTTTTTCTGTGTATTGATTGCGTTTTTGCTTTCGGCAGCAATGTTTGATTTCATTTCTTTAATCTGCGATTCGAGCTCTTTAATCATTTCTAAGACTGTATCATTTCCGTCAGCATACAAATTGTATAATCTTTTTAGCTTAATCTGTTCCTTTTCAAGCTGTGATTGCATAATTTCAAGTTTTGTCGCCTTTTCCTTTGGCTTGTAAGATGATAAATCAAGCGATATTTTAAGGATTTCTTCTTCTACTTGCTTTTCTATTTCATCAGCCCATTCAAGTGAATTATTACAGCTTGCATTATAATTAGGCAGATATGAAAGTGATTTATTCCTTGAACAGCAATAAATCTTATGCTTTTTACTGCCCCATTTTTGATAACGCATTTTACAGCCACACACACCGCAATAACATAAACCTGTCAATAAATTAGGTTCGGTTATGCAGTAAGTTTTTGCCAAACACCTCGACTTTCTTAGTTCTAATCCAAGTTCAAACCTATCTTTATCAAAAACAGCTTCATGTTTGCCCTGATATATTTTACCCTTGTATGGTATCATTCCGATATTAACAACACTGGTCAAAATACTTCTAGTAACTAATTCTGATCTAAAGCCACAAATTTCTTTAATTTTCGCATCTGAATAGCCGGATATGAACAATTCAAGACCTTTTCTCGCCTGTTCCGCATGTTCTTGAATAGGTATTAATATACCTTGGTCTTTGCTGTAAGAATAACAATAAGGCAAATTGCCACCACCGAACCAGTAACCTTGCTTAACTCTTTCAAGCATACCGCCACGCATACGTAACATCATTGTATTCTTATCAAGCTGTGCAAAAACTGCCATCATTTGCGTGTAAGCCTGTTCCATTGGGCTGTCATAATTAACGCTATCGTGTACACACTTAAACATAACACCATATTTCTGAAACACTTTCTCAATAAGATATATTCCGTCAATCATATTTCTTGATAATCGGTCAAGTTTAAAGGCTACAACACAACTTATTCTTTTGCGACTACAATCATTCACAAGCCTTTGAAGTTCTGGTCTATCCATATTAGTTCCGGTGTATCCATCATCAACGTACCAATCTGTTATTACTAACTCATTTTTTCTACAATAATTTTCAATATCTCTTTTCTGACTGTCAAGTCCATTACCCTCAACAGCTTGCTTTTCAGTAGATACTCTCATATAAGCAACACATTCCATATATTTATCTCCTTAAAGTAAAATGTGCCGCATTCATCACGTTATGCGACACATTGTAACACATATTTATTTGCTGTCAATTATCTCTGCAATTATCTTTAGTAAATTATCTGAAAGAGTTATGTTTTCCGTTTTTACATTCTCGCCATTTTGAGTAACTTTAATCATAATATCCCTCCAGTTTGCTAATTTTACTTTTGATTTTATTTATTTTGCGATTGACTGTTCTATCACATACAGACAGTCGCATAGCAATTTCTGTAATGCTCCTGCCTTGTGATAATAATTTAAAAATTCTTAACTCTTCTTCTGTAAAATTGGCATTTTCAATAATGTGTTCAAGTTCTGGCTTGGTCAGTTCCGAAAACTTCATAAGCCATTCTCCTTATTTAAACTTAATATGTTCTATTCCTGTTTCTTCGTAGAGCTGATTAACAAGTTCTTCCGCTGTGAATAATCCGTCATTGTAGTTATCTATTAGCACCTTAAGCTCTTTTTGTACTTTTGTTAATCTCTGCTGTCCGAAACCAAACTTATCGTGTAGTACCCATAAAATTAATATTAATGCTGATTCAAAATTTTTCTTCTGCTGTTCATTGCTAATTCTATTCATCTGAACACGTAACATTTGCTCCTTGAACTTTTTCTGTTCTGACTTACTCATACATACTCCTTATTTATCAAGTATTTTGACAATTTTCTTTATTATTTTTTGTACTGAAACTTGGTTTTGAACATTTTCTTCTAAAACTTTTTGCATTTCTTTCAGAATTAAAGTATGGATATGTATTGAGTTCTCTAATTTTTGTATTCTTTGCATAATTTCATCTTTCTCTTCTTCCATTTGTTCACCGCTTTCTTAAAAATTGATTATCATACCGCCATAAATGCTTGCCATTGTCATTTTTAAGACTTTTACCTCTTTCATAGTCTGTCTGCCAACATTTCTGACATAATTGCCCTTGTGGTCTGTCAATAGGCTCTCCACAGCGATAACACAAATGATTTTCTTTGCGATATTCTTTTATATTTTGCCTATTTTCAGTTCTTTTTCTGTGGATAGCATTATCTTTGCTTTGACATATAAAGCACTTAGCTTTGCCCTTAACAGCTTTAGCCTTGCCACATCTAACACATATGCCAGCTTTTCTACGTTCAGCATATAAGTTTTTTGAATACTGTTTAAATGCTTCATTGTTTTTTCTTCGCTTATCATCACTCAATGGGTGATTAGCTCTATATACAGCTTTGTTAGCCAAGCATTCCGGGCATATCTTTTCATCACCTGCTAGCTTATTTTTGCGACACTCCGGGCAAATTTTAAACTGTTTGCAAAATTCTCTAGTTTCTCTACTATAAGCTGTTTGCTTTTCTCTACATTCTTCACAATAAAAGCCTTTTCTATCAAGTGGCTTGCCACATTTAGGACACAATCCATTCTCTCGGCGGTAATTATATAATTTTTTCTGTGGACTAATTGGCGTTATTTCCACTTAAATCAACCTCTCATTCTGTCAATTCTATCTTGTACCTCTTTGGGTGCTTCAATATAGCCCTCTGAATCTTCTTTGTGACCGATAAGGTTGCTATTTTTGTCATTAAGTGTATTTATACCTCTTTGGAATTTTTGCTCGATTTGAGCCTTATATGAATTTGTATTCGTCTTTTCGATAAGTGATTTGATATTGTCCGGCATACGATTTATTTCATTTGCACGCTTAACAATTGTTTCATAGGTTCTTAGAAAATTTGATTGTATTACTGTTTCTATCGTCTGATAATCTGATGTCGCCCAGTTTTTAAGATTGTCTGGCATACCAACTGCCTGTTTTACAAGTGGCGGTAGTTTGTTAAATTCTTCAACTGCCCCATATGTGCCATTCCTTAATGCTTTACTGACTAACCCCCAAGCTGCCATTCCGTCAAGTTCCTGCGGCTGTGATATAGTCTGTATCTTGCTCATTATCTGCCCTACATCTGGTGCAAATCCGCTAGTATTAGTTGCAATACAAGCTCTTAACGCCTGCAAAACTAATTCTTCCGGATATTCAGCAAGCATTATATACCAAGCATTAAGAGTAATCTTCTTGTCTGGTGGATTGTAGTTGGGGTAATAAGCCTGTATCGTCATTAGAAGTTCTCCAACCTTTTCTTCCGTCATTTCATCGCCTCCATCCATTCATCAAATACATTTTTCTTGCCCTGCTTATTAGAATTATCTTCTTTCAGCTCAAACAAGCCTTGCCAGCAATGGTCTACTGACTGATTAAGAATTTTAACCGCTAAGTCATTATCTCCACCCGATAGCTTTTCAAGAGTATTCATAGCCCTATGCAATGCCTTGTCGGTGCATATAGGTTTTTTAATTCTCTTACGCATTGTCACATATTCGTTGAATGCTTCATCAAGCAATTCATCATTGGGATAATAGCTTTTCTTTTTGGATATTGATTTATCAATATCTTTTTCTATATTCTTGTCTTTTTTAATTTCTTCCGTTCTTTCATTCTTACTTTCTTTTAATATAGAGTTTGTTAATAGAATGTTATCTGTTTGTTGATTGTTTGTTAAGTTGCTTGTTATTTGTTTGTTATCTTGCTTGTTATCCGTTTGATACAAATTGTAGTTAACTACAGTAAATATCGTGAATTTGTTTGTTGATTTGCTTGTTATTTCGCCTGTTAATTGTAAGTGTTTTAGTGAGGTACGAATTTCCATTACAGACAAATTAGTTTCTTTTGATAATTCAGATATTGAAGAGGGGAAAGACCCTCTTTCAATTATCTTGCCTTTATAATTTCCGTCTTTCCAATAGGCATTTATCAACATATACATAAAAAGTCTGAATGTATTAATATCGCTCCACCATTCCCACTTTAAAATCTTTCTGTCAATTTTAATGAAATTGCCTGCCATAATTACCTCTTCAAGTTCTGTCATATTGTTACTTTACTAAATCGTTAATGTTAATTCTGAATCCGTCAAACTCCTTACCTTTGCTTCTGACATAGACAGATGTATCAAAGAACATCAAGTTACCCTCTCTGTCCGTTGCCATACTCACACCATTCCTTGTAAGACTACCTTTTAGCAAGTCAAGGACTATTTGTATTTCCTGTTTTGCATCGTCTGTCATTACTTTTTATAATCCTCCTCGTCAAGGATATACTGCCTGATAAATCTATCTGCGTACTGTGGATGTATCATTGACCTTTGCGTTTTAACTGATAGTCCATCGTCATTTACCCTACTTTTTGCTATTATTTTCGTTTTTACATAATCAATAGCTTCAAATACGAGATTGTTTTTGGGTTTAAAATTCACAAACCAATATTGTGTCGGCTTTTTATAGTAATCTCCATTTTGTGTTCTATCTTTGTCTATTAGGTCAGGCTTTAAGCACCAATACGATGTAAGATAATGTGGTTGATTATACGGATTTTCTATAACTAATCTTATTTTTCGCCTTATGCAATTTATGACTAATTTATTAAGTAATCCGTAAAATTCATTTAATGCATCGTGCCTTTCTATTGCACTTTCACATTTCTTTTCCAAACTCCAATTTCTTTGCGAATAATTATTACCAGAAAACCATAATTGGCTTTGACATTCAAAATAAGTGCAAGGGAAAAATGCAAATATCAAATCATCAGGACTTATCTTGTCAAACAAGCTTGGCTTACCTTGATACCCCCCC